AATGAACTTAGAATGGTTAGGTTGGGAAGTGACGTCCTACCTGTTTATACTCAGTCTGATTGGAGTTACTTCTGGCGCAAGCCTGATGTACGAAAATATTGCGAGACCAACTTCGCTAACGTCGGCGCAAAAGCTCGTGAACTTGATGTTAGGTTGTCTATGCATCCTGGTCAGTTTACTGTACTTGCGTCAGATAATCCTGACATCGTAGATAGGAGCGTAGAAGAATTTGAATATCACACCGACGTCATACGCTGGATGGGATACGGGCGTACCTTCCAAGACTTCAAATGCAATGTCCATATATCAGGCAGGCAAGGTCCAGCCGGTATCAAACACGCAGTTAACACAAGATTATCTCAAGAAGCGAGAAACACGATTACAATCGAAAATGACGAAAACGCATGGGGAATTAATGACAGTCTCGAGCTGGTCGACACCTGTGCCCTCGTACTTGACATACACCATCACTGGTGCCGTGAAGGCGAATATATTTTACCAACCGACGATAGATATAAACGTGTAATTGATAGTTGGCGTGGTGTACGTCCTGCAATTCATTATAGTGTTAGTAGAGAAGACTACCTTAAGGACCATGACCCTAATGTATTACCTGATAAGGAATTACTATTGGAACAAGGTTACAAAAAAGGTAAAATGCGGGGTCATAGCGATATGATGTGGAATAACGCAGTAAATACTTGGGCAAGTTCATTTAACGAGTTTGCAGATATTATGGTAGAATCGAAACATAAAAATTTAGCAAGTATTGGATTTTTTGAATCGTTTAGTAGTTAAGGGAGTTTACATGGAAATAACTATTTGGCACATCATAACCTTTGTAGTCTTTACTGCCTTGTGTGCTTATTATAATTTTAAGTCAGGTGTTGAACATGGTATAAATGCAACATTGGATACTTTAGAAAAAACTGGATTAATAGATATAAAAGGAACTGAAATACAAAAAGCAGTTACAAAATTAAATGAAGATGAGAATTAGTCACGAACCTATAACAGACACAGATCAAGTGGAGAAGTTTTATGCCAATGAATCCGGAGACGAAGTTAGATATATATGCACTACTGAGCTCAATATTCCTGATGTTCCTTGTGATATTTTTTATAGGAGAAAGCCAGACAATAATGACGATCGTGGGTATTTCGGCTTATATTGGGATAAGGATACTAGGGCGTTAACAAAGATGAATGCCGACATGGTTGAAGGTATGCAATTTGCTATGATAGAATCTGAAGAAGTATTTCATTATAGTAGTGCTTTAAGCGATGAAAAAGAAGTAGACGGTAAGATAATAGGCGGCGGAAGACAACATATAAGCGGTTGGGGGTTTCAAATTTTTATATTAGATGACGGCAAGTTCAAATTACTTGATAAATAGTTGTATGTTAGAGGGAAGTATTTTCTTCCATAGTAATTTCGATTACTAAATTTTTGGTCGGATTTAATGGTACTTTAAAAATAGTATAACGTGTTAACGGATTTGAATCTCTCTCTAGCATTACTATCCCAGATGAGATCAGCACTTAATGACAACCATTTTTATCTTACTATTAATAAAGCACACAATCTGTGATTTATTTCTACAATCAACACGACCACCAGCAGATAAAAGTAAAATATTAGGTTATGGACTACACAGGCATTGTTTAGACCATGCAGTAGCAACAGCCATTATTTTATTGTTCTTTATCGAAATACAATATGCATTGTTATTTGGGTTATTAGATTATATAGCACATTGCACAATAGATTGGCTAAAACACAAAATTTTAAAAAAATATAACGTAGTTAAGAATGGAAAAATGTTCTGGGGTTTACAAAGTATTGACCAATCATTACATTATATAACTTACTTTATTATTGTAATAATGATAGGACACATTTAATGACACAAGGAAAATTTCATATAGTATGCAATTAGAAGTTATTGAAGTCACACATTATACAGACAAATTATTTAGAATACAATTAGAAAGACCGTCTACATATAGATTTGTAGCAGGTGAGTTTACTATGATAGGTTTTCCAGAAGAAAAACTTAAAAGAGCATATTCGTATACTAGTGGACCGTATGACGATTACTTAGAATTTTATAGTATTAAAGTGCCTGAAGGTCCTTTAACATCTAAATTACAATACATTGAGCCAGGTAAGTTTTTAGAAATTGGAGACAAACCAACAGGAACATTAACACTTAATAATTTAGAATTAGGTGGAACATTACATTTAATGGCAACAGGTACAGGTATTGCACCTTTTATTAGTTTGTTAAGAGATCCTACAACGTTTGATCATTTTAATAAAATTAAACTTTGTTGGACTGTTCCTTTTAAAAAAGATTTAAGATCCTTTAACAATTTTTTAGAGGAAAGTGAGATTGATTATTTTCCTACAGTAACTAGAGAAGAATTTAAGAATCAAGGAAGAATTACCAAGTACATAGACGAGGGTATGTGGGACGACATTACACCTGAAAAAGATAAAGTTATGATTTGTGGTAGTTTAGAATTTAATTTAGAAATGAAAGAACGTTTACTTGCAAAAGGGTTTGAAGAAGGCAATAAACGTACTGCCGGAACTTTTACTCTGGAGAAAGCGTTTGTTGGTTAGATAACTTGTGTTTTTCCCTATATTCCAATTGAGTCTTAAAACGTTCTATAACCTCAGGATCATTCCCCGACTGTTCTATAAACATTTTTATAGCAACATACCCGTCACCTAAAAACATCAATCTACCGTCAATATACAACTTTGATCTTGTTGTTGCATAATCAAGGATAATATTCTTGTGACTATATTTCATACAAATATTTATAAAAAAGGTTGACAGATTGGCAAAAGGTGTTATTATATAATAGTAAGTTAAGCAATTAGGAGAAGTCAATGTTCGATGTATTTACTAGCCAAACAGGCACAATCTTTAATCATCAGTTTCCAACAGTAAAAGAAGCAGTTAAATTTGCTCGTACACTAGGAATAGATGCACAAATATTCAAAGTTGGTGATCCTTTTACTGTAGTTAAGTGGGTTTTTGTTAAAAAAACCTAGTAAAATAAGGCAAAAATAGCCCTATAAAAGGTTGACAGAATGAAGAAAGGTGCTATTATAATAGTATAAGTTAACAAAAAGGAGAACAAATGAATACATTTACTAAAGACAATTTTAATTATGATGGTATGTACTTAACATATAATCTTAAACCTGGACAACATTACGGTAATAACGAGTTTGTTGCTAGATTTAAATATCAAAAATTTGCTGGTTCTTTTAAAGCATTTTTAATTAAAAACTTCACAACAGATGAATACTTTAGTAGATACAAAGCAGGTGAAAGTCCGTTAGATATTTTAGAGTCTAAAGGCTTTGTTACTCCACAAGCAAAAAAATTGTGTAAGCAAAACGGCTTAACTCCTAGCAAAGAAAATTTTATGATATGTATTCAACAAATAGCAGAAGCAAGGGGATTATAATATGCAAAATATAACAAGTTTAGCAAGTCTTTATAAAAGAGATACAAAAGGTAAATTGAGAATTTGGACTATTGAATATGGTTTTGATTCTGAGGATGTCGCGGGTATCAGGACTATCTCTGGTTTAGTTGATGGTCAAAAAATTACAGGTGAATGGAATATTTCAGTTGCTAAAAATACTGGTAGAGCAAATGCTACTACTTCTAAAACACAAGCAATGGCAGAAGCACAAAGCGAGTGGACTAAAAAAGCAGATAAAGAATATTTTGAAAATATAAATGACGTGGATAGTTATGAACTGTTTAAGCCTATGTTAGCACATGACTTCACAAAAACTCCAGTTACAAGTGGATACACACAACCTAAATTAGATGGTATTAGATGTGTAACAGATACAAATGGTATGCACACAAGAGGAGGAAAGCCTATTAATAGTTGTCCGCATATTATGGAAAGTTTACAAAATTTAATTGATAATAATCCTAGCATTGTACTAGATGGAGAACTTTATAACCATGAACTTAAAGCAGACTTTCAAAAGATTGTTTCGCTAGTTAGAAAAGTAAAATGTAGACCAGAAGAGATTGCTGAAGCAAAAGAAAAAGTACAGTATCATATATATGATATGTTTGATAAAAACAATCCAAACATGACTTTTATTGAAAGAAGCAAATGGTTAGCAGACAACGTTTCAGGTGATATGATTGTTCTTGTTAATACTGACAAAGCAGATACTACACAAGATATTGATAAGTTATATGGAGAATACACACAGGCTGGATACGAAGGTCAAATGGTAAGACAGGATACTCCATATGAATGTAAAAGAAGTAAAAACTTGCTAAAAAGAAAAGAGTTTATTACGGAAGAATATACTGTAGTAAGAGTAGAGGAAGGACAAGGTAACTGGACGGGTTATGCTAAAAAGTTTGTTCTTGTTTTAAAGGATGGAAGAGAATTTAGTTCAGGAGTAAGAGGTTCACAAGCACAACTGAAAGCACTATGGGAAAGTACACAAAAGCCTAGTTGGGTAACTTGTAGATATTTTGAATTAAGCAATGATGGTGTTCCAAGGTTTCCTGTAGTTATTGATTATGGTAATGGAAAAAGAGATGACTGAAATACAAACAAAAGGTCATCATTTAGTAGGAGTTGAGTGGCCCGTTATTGGTTCCAAGGGCGACGAGTACACAGTTGTTATGCAAGACAGAGGATTTGAATGTAATTGTCCGGCATATGTAAAGTGTAAGCATATCAAAGGAATCGAATCAGTCTTAAAGGGAGACGAGTACAATGGGATTTATTGAATTTTATGCAATATTGGCAGTAGTACATATTATGGCTAAAGTGGCAGGCAAGGAAGATATACTGATGATGTGTGTCTCAGGTTGTAAATAAGTGAAAAAAAGATTAAAAAGCCTTGTTTATCAAGGCTTTTTTTATGGTTTAAAAGGTTGACAGATAAGCAAATAGTGTTATTATAATAGTATGAACATTAAAAAACAGGAGAAAAAAATGCAGAAATATGCGATTATAACTTCAGTTAGAGAAAACTATGCCGCTCATAATGATGATTGGGATGGTGAAACAACTTATTGGAAAAATAAGTTTGGTTCTACTTACATTGTAGAAGCAGAATCAGAAGCAGAAGCACGTTCTGTTATTGATTTGGTTACTTCTGAAAGTAAAGCATTTATAGAATATAAAGAAGATTTCTTTCCTGTTGCAGATGAATTTCAGTCAGAATTTCAAAGAGATCAAGCAAGACACGATCCTACTGGATATGATACTTTGTATCTTGATAACCAAATTAAGAAAGGTAAATCTGGTGATTGGTATATGAAAAGAGGATATATTGTTGGTGGATTTCAAAAAGACAAGTATCCAGAATTAGTGGGTAAGTTTGTAGGTAATGTTGATAACCTTACAAAAGGTAAATGTGTACTTTCAATTGAAGGTGACAAACGTAAGGAGATAGCATAATGAGTAGTATTGCAGGAATAGTAGGAGCAATTTGGGTAACAGTAGTTGGTGTTGCCGAAACTGGTGTAGTTACAGGAAAAGATATTTTGACTGTTGGTAAAACAATTTACCAAATAGAACAAAAAACAAAGAAAGAAGAGTGGGGTGCATCTGCCCATGAAGAAGGTGCTCAAATTATCAAGGATATAGCAAGAGGAACGTCGTATGTACAAGTTAAGCCAAATGCTAATCCATTACCAATAATAACAAAGCAACAATAGGAGAAACATGACAACAGATATATTTTTTAATAAAGACGATTTAGGTAAAAACCTTTACTCGAAACAAACGTTCTACACAGTAATGGTAGAGCAACACGTTCTTGCAAATAACAAGGACGAAGCAGATAAATTGTTTTTAGATGGTGGAGGAATTGACCATTCTAAGATTACAACTGATATAGCAGAAGCAAAAGATGGAGTTGAAACTACTGTTGTAGATGCTAATTACACAGATTCAGGTGATACAGTTTTCTTAGGTAAAGTTGCATATGATGAAGATGATGAATATGCAGAAGAAGATGGTAATGTTGTTATTGACACTTATGCTGATGAAGATGTAACCGAAAAAGCAGAATCAGATATTGACACCGCAATACAATTAGAAGCAGAAGCTCAGTTAGGGAAATAAATGAATAACCATAGCAAAGCAATTTTTAGAAAAATTAAGAAATGGGCGATATACATTTCTGGTGTTATATTTTTCACAACAATAGTTTATGCAGTTGGAACTTTTTATCCAAATAATTGGGTAGTTAAGAAACTTGTAAAAGTTACAGAACAGTCGATGATTAAAGAATGGAAGTCATATGGATATCAGGCTCCAGAAATTGTTTACACTAATAATACAGAGTTTGTTATTGCCGTAGGTAAATGTATTAGTTTTCATAACTTAACTTTAGACCACAAAAGCAGAGTCCATAGAGATATTATTATTGCAATGGCAGTATTAGAAACAGGGTATGGTAAAAGTAGGTTTGCCAAAGAGGCTAATAATCTATTTGGTATGAGAACTTGGAATCCGAGTACTCCACAGTTAAAACCTTTGGATTTACCTAAAGCAAAATTTGGTGTAAAGAAGTATAATACAAAATGTGATAGTGTCCTTGATACGATTAACAATATTAATACACACCCGGCATATGAAGGATTTCGCACTCTAAGAGCCCAGCAAATTGACAATGGGCATATTGATATTAATAAACTAATTGATCAATTACATAAATGGAGTACTAATCCAGATTATACTGCTCTAGTCAAGCATAAAGCCAAAGATGTTGAAAAGATTTTAATTAAATTCTATGGCAAATAGGTTGACAGATAGACGAAAGATGTTATTATAATAGTATAAGTTAACAAAAAGGATATAAAAATGACAATAGAAAAGAAACCAGAAGCAGTAGATAACATAGTTATTGACTTAGACGGTCCAAATGGAAATGCATTTTATTTACTTGGCGTTGCAAATAATCTATGTAAACAAGTTGGTTTAGACTTTGCTCCCATTGAAAAGAAAATGAAAAAGGGTGATTATCTTAATTTACTTAAAGTCTTTGACAAGTACTTTGGTCCTGTAGTTACATTACAGACTAGTAATCCAGAATATTTAGATGCATTTATGAAAGAAAAAGTACTTCATTAGGGTTGACAGATTAGCAAAAGGTGTTATTATATAATAGTAAGTTAATTAATAAGGAGATAAAAATATGATGAAATCAGCAGAACTTTTAAAATTTAATGGTGAATGTGCAGATCCGCAAGTTATTTGGAACGAAGCAGTTGCAAAAGGTGTTGACGCCGTAAACGAATTCACTGCTAAACACGGTGAACCAATGTATTGTGGATTTGCTAGTGTTCAAATTAATCCTGCACAAGGACCGTTTGTTAAATTTCTTAAACAAAAAGAACTTGGTGGAAAAGGTTATCCAAAAGGATACAGGGTTTCATATTATGATATTATGCCAAATGATCATCAGTATAGACATACACAATCTATGGATATTAAAGAAGAATGTGTTAATGCATTTACAGATGTTCTTCAAAGTTATGGTATTAAAGCATATGGTCAGTCGAGGGCAGATTAATGAATAGGTTAGATAATTTTGTAAACACTGCGACACCAATACAATTTTATGGTGATCCAGATCCTTTTCAAGTTAGGTTAGCATTTGGCGACTATGAGTTGAGTATTGTAAAACACAAAGGTTCATATGGCGGCGAAATGGGTCTTTATGAAATTGGAGTGTTTAAAGATAGTTTAATGGAAGAAATGACAGGTATTACTGAAGATGGTGATACTGTTAAAGGATTCCTATCTAAAGACGAAGTGGATGGAATTATTATTAAAATGTTTACACTTACTGGTAAAGAACCAAAACAAATCGTGGAGCAAATGTAATGCAAAATAGTAACGAACTTCAAACGGCACTAGATGCCATTCAAGCAATTCGTACTCAATCAGATTTAAATGTCCTTGCTGAAGCATGGAAAAATCAACAGACTTTTATTGCCACTCGCATTGGTCGTATGGTAAAGAAAGGTGACACTATCCAATGGGAAAACCGGGGTGTTATTAAAACTGGAACAATCGTCAAAATGAATAAGAAAACCTGTGAAATTCAAAATGCAGGTGCTACTCCTTTTGGACGTACAGTTACAAAAATCTACAATTCAATGATTGTAGGGAAAGTATAGAGGTAGGTATGATTAGGTTCGCAATTTTGGTAGCCATATTTTTAGCAATCTATCCAATGATTGGAAATGGCTGGGAACAATTCAGTAATGACTTTGAAGAGTTTGGCGCAAGTGTTGAATTCGTTAAAAATGCATTTAAAAACTTGAAAGGTTAAAAAATGACAAAAGTAGTAAGTTATGTAGATACAAATTATCTACGAAAAAGGGTTTGTTCTATGACAACAGAACAAATTGTGGATAAAGCATTCAAAGTTAAGAATTGGATGGATATGAATAAAGATAATGATTGGGTACAACAGGCTGGTCAAAATTTCATTCATAAACTTAATGCAACATATACTTTCGATGAGGGAGTGATACGATGAACGATATCTTAGATGATATTGAAAACCTTGAAACTGCAATTACTCTTATTCAAGAAGGTGCTAGTGATGAGAAACAAATGGGAATCACAATGATTCAAAATGTTATTTCTCAAAAGCAAAAGCAAATTACAGATTTTGAAAAACAACTTGAGTTAGAATTTGTAGAAAGTATCTAATGAACAAAGTTAAACAAAATTATTTTGTACAAATAAAAAAATTAACTGAGCAAAGAACTACTATTGCTCATCGGGCTATTGGCGTGTTATCGGCTGTTGTTCATATGAATCAAACTGCTGGAGTTGAAAGAATCGCACCAGCAACAATGGAAATGATCACAGATTTTGTTAGCGAATATGACAATCTTTCAGAACAAATTAAACACACAGATTTATTGCTTGATTTAGTAGACCAGAAAGTAGATGAAGCATAATGGATAATGTTATAAATGTAAAGGCAATGTTAGCCGCCAAGCAATTACAATCTAAGATTACTAGGGATATTGATAAAGAGAAATTCCAAGTACAAGTTGAATATGATTGTATTAATAATGAAAAGTATAACTGGACTAATTTAGATTTTCAATTAGTCTGTAAAACAACTGGAAAGAAACATGAAATACCTGTTACTACTATGTTTGGCAATTAGTGTTAGTGCCTGTTCGGCAACTAACCAACCTACAAGTATTCACCGTACTAGTACGGCAGATATGGATTTCGAACGAATTAATCACCTAGTGGTTGACTGTAAAATAGCAAAAGCCCAATATAACTGGCTAGATAGTAAAAGAACGGATAAGGTTGACAAACTCAAAAGTTCCGTGTATAGTAATACTAGAGCTGGACAAATATATGCAAGTTTTACAGGACAAAGCAAATGGGCATACACAACAAGGAGTGGTTTAAGAAATGCAGTCATCGATTTTAAACAAAGTCAAATTCGCGAGCATTGTTGGCCTACTATGCCTATCGGGTACTAGTTATGCAAAAGAACGTTGCAGTGTTGTAACGTCAACAGAAACAGTTAGTGTAACACAGATACAAAAATATGATAGTGTATCGAAAAGTGTTATTCCTAATCAAGATGGTACTTTAAATTGTAGTGTAATGTTTAATGCTTTAATTGGAGGTCAATGGTATCCTGCTTATGGTAAAGCAGATGGACATACAAACCAAAATTATGTATGTAACCAAGCCTTAAAGAATGCACAAACGGAAGTTATCCGTATAGCAGGTGCAGAAAGAATTATTAATAACCAATATATGGTTTGTGATGATAATGTAGATTACAACAAAAAAGTTGGTTATGAATCAGAATTTACTTACAAAGGTTTTAGATGTAAGTATTTTATGCAAACTGTCGAACAAGCAGGCAAGTTGTATAATATAAACAAACCCGCTTGTGAAATCAGTCCTGGTCAATGGGTTGGGATTGAAAACTGGTAAAGAGGAAAAAATGAACAAAGTAACAACAATAATTGCATTAGTAGGTGTAGTATTCCTTTCGGCTTGTAGTAGTATGACGCCAGGGAGTCCTGAAAGTCTTGCTAAACTACAAAAAGACAAAATGAAGGCTAAAGAAAAAGCCCTCGAGAATACAATCGATGAAATGCCGAAATGGTATTTGAAAACTCCAACAAGCGATTATGCCGTATACGCGGCTGGTACTGGTGTTTCAGATGATCCACAATACTCATTAGATATTGCTATTCTTAGAGCAAAGGTTATGTTAGCAGATAGACTGCAAGGTGAACTTTCTCAGAAAAGTAAGAGTATTAAAACTAATGGATCGGAAATCAATACACAGGCTACACAAAACGTTATTAATGGCGTAAACGTAGCAGGGTATAAGATTAAACACAAGGTGCTAGAGTTAGAAAGTGGTCAAGTTAGAGCATATGTTCTTTTGGAGTACCCAATTAACGGTACTAATGACGTTTTGGAATACAAAGCGACACAAGAGGATAAAAAGTTCAAAGATGGACTAACTGAAAAAGCATTATCCGATTTAGAAAAACTGTAGAGAATTCTTTACTCCTGGTAGCTCAGTTGGATTAGAGCAACGGTCTTCTAAACCGTAGGTCGCAGGTTCGAGTCCTGCTCAGGAGGCCAATTATAGGCAATGGTACTTTAAAGTATCATTGCCTTTTTGGGTGAATAAATACTAATATAATCTAAAGGTGAAAAATGAAGGCTTTTGTTATTGTCCACGATAATCCGAAGGACACATGGTTTTATAAGGTCGCCACCAACTACACTAAACTTAATTTTGATTACTGTATGGCAGACCGTTTTAGCGAAAATGCTGAATGGCATTTTTATGAGACCAATAACCTTGATTGGAAAAAGTTCAATCAATATGATTTCACTGTTGCAGTTAAACCTGGAACTATATTCCCTTATTCATATTTCCAAAGAGTTATAGAACACCAAATTGGTAAATTCAAATGGAACACCGTTGGACCATCTATGATTTATTGCCCAACAGGCGTAGGAACCACAGAAATTAAACTACCATATAACTTCAGCCATGTAAACCCAGAAAATGCAGACACATTTAGTGAAACACATGATAGTGCAATAGATATGGTTTTAAAGAATTCAAACCTGGCTTACGTTGTACACAATGAGATACCAAAGCCCGTGTATGAGCTTAACAAACCCGTTAAATGGGCAATGACAGTGAGTTCTGGCTTCTATATTAACTATATTCTACAAGATGCTGGCTTTGATAATAACACTATTGTAAACCATATTGATATAAGCAAAAGCAGTTTAGCAGTAAGAAAGTATACAATAGAACACTGGGACGGAGAAGATTATTTGTCTTGGTTAGACCATTTATATGATAAATTTCCCTTATTAACAGTCTTTAACGGAAAACAATTTAGACGTGGACATAGACCCACTCATAATGTTTTAGAACATATGGACACAAAATGGACAAAGAGTCAATGGCAAGAACATTGGAAAAAATATCAAAAATGTAAACACAATTATTATGTTTGTAACTTAGGAGATACTAGTGCATTCAAAAAAATATTAGCAGAACATAGAGCATATGATTCTAGTGTATTTTGGTATAACGGTGCATTAAAAAGACAACCTGCAAATGTTAATAAAACAAGTAACCAAAGTCATCAAAATGCAAAAAGATTTATTGATACTTTAGTGAATTACAATCCAGAATTATTGGTATATGGATCGGATCATTGTTGTAATACATTTAATGGAATAACATCTAAACAAGCACTAGAACAAATGGCAAGAGATTCAAGAGCAGATTTATGGAAACAGGTGTAATACCACAACATAAACGTATAGGCATTTTGTTTAGTGGAGGTGCTGATAGTACACTTATGTTATATCAACTTTCCAAAACACATCCAGACAGTGAGTTTTATTTGTATGTAGGATCTAGATTAGATGACGGTCAATATCATTTAGATAATTGTAATAATATACTAAATGAATTAAAACTAAATAATATTAAAGCATATGCAATATATACTTTTAAAGATAGAGCTGAAGGAAAAGCAAATAGAGATAAGTTAAGAAAACAATTTTTTGATTATCATAACTTAGATTGCTTTATAAATGGCTTTACTCGAAACCCTTCCGAATACATTGGAGAAGGCGAAGACCAATCACGCAACAAACAAATGGAAAAGGTAGTTACTACACCGAATGGGTTAACTATGTATAGACCTTTAGCAGATTTAGATAAAAAAGGTGTTGCAAAACTTTATAAAGAATACGGTATATTAGATTCTTTATTTCCATTAACTATAAGTTGTGAAGCAAAACAACCACCGAGACCTTGTAAAGAATGTTGGTGGTGTAAAGAAAGGCACTGGGCCTTTGGAGAATATTAATGCAATTTTATGATTTAGAATTTAGTAGAGATCCTTTATTGATGTGGGAAAAGTTAAAAACAAAACCACCGGTTGATAAAGAAGGATACAATAGCCTTTATGATTTTTGTAAAGCAACAAGTAGATATCACTTTGACGAATCAAGAGATGATATTGTAGAACTAGATGGGGATTGTCCTCCAGTAATACCTGTTGGAAATTTTGGTGGAGACTGGGACGAAGCAGTAGCAGAATTAAGTAAAGAAACTAAACCAGCAGATTTTAAGTTTCGTAAAGAAACTAGAAAAGATACAACAAACGATTGGGAAGAAAACGACTTTAAAAAATGGGGATATGATATCGATGGTGGATACACTATTGCAAATAGAACTTTACACCCTAAACTAAAAGATAGTTTACAATATATTGTTGATGCATTTGGATTTGAAAAACCAGGTGTAGTAAAATTTGATGTACAAAAACCTGGGCAATGTTTTTATTGGCATTTAGATAATTTTGGTGGAGTACTTAAAAAATCCAGACAAGAATATGATAATGCTGATAAAGGAGATTTGGATCAACGTAAAGTAATGAGAACAATGATATTTTTAGATGACCAGCATCAAGGACAAATATTTCAACTAGGCAATCTATTAATAAAATGGAAACGTGGCGATTGTATTACATGGCCCTGGAGAGATGTTCCACATGGAACTTGTAATTACGGACATAAACCAAGACCCGTGCTAAACATAACTGGCGTAGTAACAGAAAAAACTAAAGAATTTCTATCTAATGCAACAACTTAAAGATATCTTTCAACAAGGTAGTACAGACATTTATAGATGGCCCGATTGTGCTACACCTATGATAGATAAGATAAATGAATTAAAACCAAACGCAGTAATAGATTTAGGCTGTGGTGCTAATTTATACAAAAAGTGGATTAATAATTTAGTTGGTTTAGATATAGCAACTACTGAAGCAGATATAAATGGTTTAATTGAAGATTTACCATTTAATGATAATAGTGCAGATGTTGTACTTGCTTTAGGTAGTATAAATTTTGGTAGTGAAGATTTAATCAGAACACAACTTGACGAAGTAAAAAGAATAACAAAGCCAAGCGGACATATATTTTTTAGAGTTATGTGTGAACATAAACATGAACTATATTATCCATGGAATGAAAAGAAAGCAAAACAGTTTGCAAAAGAATTTGGATTTACATTTGTAGATGGACCTAGAGTTATATATAAAACAATATGGGAAACTAGAGAAAAAACAGTCGGTGATAGAGGGCAAGAAAGGCTTTATTGGGAATGGACAATTTAAGAATTTATAGCGGAACATCAGAAGCAGAACATCATTGTGTACTAGAAGGTGTTGTTTGGGATAAACAGGAATTATTAGATTTTTATAATCAGTTTGATGACAGTTGTCATTTACCATGGAATGAATTTAAAAAGAAATACAATAAAGACAATCCTTATCGCAAAACACTTACTGATAAGTTTAGACAAATATACGCACCTAATTTTGAAGGTAAAGAACTTATTGAATATCCAGTTATACAAAAGTTTATTAAACAGTTTAATTTTAAAGTACCATTAAGTGTAACAGATGTACAAATATTAGCATACGAACCTGGCTTTGCATTTGTACCGCATATTGACCAAGAGGTAGAATTAAGCATTATGTTACCTATTATTCCAGATGATGGTGGCGAGCCTTTAACATTTTTAGAAGGAGATGACTTTCGCAATCCTGGAAAAGAGATTTACAAAGTTTATTACAGTACAGAACATCCAACATTAGTAACAGGTAAAACTATTCATAGTGTTGAAGAAATGAAAGATTTCAGAGTAGTATTACGTTTTCGTACAAATGGAGAAACATACGAAGATGTAATTAAAAAACATAAAAAAGGTGAATTTATTTTACCATTATCGTAAAATAAATGTTGACACATTGCATTTTCTTTGCTATATTAAATCATAACGTTGTTTATGAGGGGGTGCGGTGCAGTTGGAGAGGCACACTGGTCTCCAAAACCAGGACATGAGTCAAAATAGGTTCGAATCCTTTCACCTCTGCCAACGTAAGGAAACAATATGCATAAGGCAAAACAATTAGAATTATTTAAGGACAACATATTTGATACAACAACAAAGATTCGTATATTAAAAGAAGAGATTGCATATGCGAAATCACAGTTGGAGCCACACGATACAGGACATATACATACTGCTATCAGTTGGATGAAAGAAAGAGTTAGAGCCTTAAAAAAGAAACCAAATTTGGGTGAATAAAAAGCCTGCGTGGCGGAATAGGTAGACGCAACGGACTTAAAATCCGTTATCGATTACGGTGTGTGGGTTCGAGTCCCTCCGCAGGCACCACCCAGAATTCATATGGTCCCTTCGTCTAGTGGTTAGGACAACGGTTTTTCATACCGTAAACAGGAGTTCAATTCTCCTAGGGACTACCAAATTGTCGAGTGAGTGTAAACACGGTTAAGCCAATAAACGACATTAAAATTAAGACATTGGTAGGAAACAAGGCGCCTTCATTAGAAAGACCTTCTTTTACTTCATTTTTAAATGCTTGACATTGTGGTATATTTCGTGTATTATAACAGTATAATTAATTGAAAGGACTACAAAATGGGAAGAGTATTTACACAAGACACACTTAACACTACCGGCTATAACAAAAGTGAACTTATTCTAGTTTTAACAAAAATGATTAGAACTGGACTAGCAAAAAGTGTGGGTGAAGCAATAAAAATGCTAGACGAGGGTACAGTAAATAAAGAAGAATTGTTAGAATTAGTTATTAAATCCCATCAACAAGAACTTCCTAAGTCTGAAACACAGGAAGAAGTTAAAGTTAACGTAAGGTAATAAATATGTTTAACAAAGTAGGCGACTTTTTACAGTCGCGAGCAGAAAATAACGAATCCAGAGCACAACGTAGAGAAAATGCTCGTAAGGCGTATAAGTTGGCAAAAAAAATGCGTAAGGAACTTGAAAAAGATCCTGAGTTGGCAAAAGCCGTTAGAGATGGTAACCAACAACTTAAAACACCTATTAAATAATATATGAAAAAACTTGTTTTACTAGTAACATTCTTAATCCTTGCTGGTTGTGTACAACCATCTATGCTTAATGATGATGAAAGTTCTGGTATACATAATATGGGTAGTATTGCCAATGTATTAGGCTGTATGTTTGCTCCCCAAGATCCAAGTTGTACAAAGAAACAACCAAGCGAATCGGAAAAAGAAGCAGACGAAAAAGAGTGGAACGAAGTTAAGTAAATCAATTAAGAGGCATAATATGACAATGCATTTAGAAAGAGGACTAACAACCCTTAATACTCGAAAACGTAAAACTAAAAAGAAAGATACAAAAGCAGATATTCAACGTTGGCAAAAAGAATTGCGTGATTACAATAAAAAGATGCGTCAATGCCATGCTCACAATATGCAAATGACATGGAACGAGTATGTTGATTATGTTAAAGGTAGATACAAACCTAAAAATCCGCCAACTGCAATTAAAGAACCTTGGCATTATTCAGGACCAAGTGTTAGACAAACAGAACACGTTCCAAGCCTAAATTCTAAAGAAAGTTTTACAACTGCAACAAAACGAAAACCTATGGAATATACCGGTGAAAGACGACTGTTAGGCATAGCAACTATGCATAAGAGTAATCTAGTGCCCGTATTCAGCGATGACGACGCCAAAGAGTTGGCGAAAATGAGACGTTAACAAGGTAAATACTACACAATGGCAAAAGACGGCACCATAGAAGTACAGGGCGTAGTAGAACAACTATTACCAAATGCACTATTCAAAGTAAAAGTCGCAGGACACGATAAAACCTTAGTCGCTCACCTAAATGGTAAGATGCGAAAAAATAACATTAAAGTTTTGCTAGGTGATAAAGTGGATCTAGAAGTTAGCGTCTATGATATGAATAAAGGACGTATAACTTATAGGCATAAACAGTGAGGATAATCTTCACTATTCTAAAATAAAAAAAGGAGTCAAATATGGACATACTTAATAAAATAAAAGGCTGGAGTTCAGCTCTAACAGAAGCAGGTATTAGTTTAATATCTTTAGCAGTTGTACTTGAAGTACTATTTAATGGACAGAATATTCCATTCTGGCCAAACATCAGTGTAATCGCAAATGTACAAAACATTATTGCTGGATTTTCAGCACAAGGTCTTGTAGGTTTAGTAGCGATTTGGGTGTTATACCACATTTTTACAAGAAAATAATAACGTAATAATTTGGTACAAAAATAAGGAGACCAAAACATGACAAATTGGATAAAAAGTAGAGTAAAAGAAAGAACATCGCATTCAGGAGCGGCTTTAATTGCTATTGGTGTAATTGTTCTAATTGCTGGACCTTTTGCTAAATTGGCGGCATATGCCGCAATCGGTTATGGAGCATGGCAAATCTATAAAAAAGGTTAGTGAATGCCCAAACTTACAGCCTTACATAAAGGCAAGTCAATTCAAGTAGAATACACAGGCACAGACAATGTAATGATTGCCCTATACGATGATATCGATTGGGGAACTTGCGGAGGATCTTGTGCCTGTGGTTCATGTATATGCACAGTACTTGAAGGAGAAGAATTTTTTAAAGACCCAAGTGAAGAAGAATTAGATATGCTTCACGCAGAAGGAAGACCTAACAGTCGTTTAGGATGTCAACTAGATTTAGATAACGCACCCGATGGGAAAGTAAAAATTAGAATATGAAAGTAGAAATAAAAGACTTCAATCGAAGTCCAGATGCAGAAGGCAGTTTTGATTTAAAAATAACTGACCCAAATGTTAATCAAGAAGATATTAAAAAAGAACTTCGCGAAGTACATGATCCAGAAATCAGCATAAATATATTTGAACTAGGATTAATTTATCATTGTGATGTTGTAGAAGGTAATTGTACAACAGTTATGACACTTACAAGTCCTTTTTGTCCAGTAGCAGGCGAGATGCCAATATGGACAGAACAAGCATTGTTAAAAGTGCCTGGTATTAATAAAGTAGATGTACAAATGACATTTGAACCTACATTTAATCCATCACAAATGAGTGAAATTGCACAGTTCACATTAAATTTAGGAGATGATAACCACGATGACGAGTATGTTACCAACTATCACAGATTCCGCTAGAAATTACTTAATTAAAACGGCAGACAAACAAAATGCAACTAATGTATACTTTGGTGTACAAGGTGGCGGTTGTGCAGGTTTTAAATATAAATGGGATTCTATCGAAACGGATAAAATCAATCCTGAAGATGAAGTTATTAAATTAGATGAAGAAAAAAATCTAATTATTGATAAGTTTAGTTTATTCTATATTATGGGAACAACTATAGATTATAAAGAAAGTTTTGGAGGTTCCCAAATTGTAATTGAAAACCCCCAAGCAACTAGTTCTTGCGGTTGCGGAGAATCAGTAGCATTTTAACTACTTTGGTGGATTAATACCTTTTGGTTCCATCGGTTCCACTGGTTCCACTTCTTGTTTTTCTTCCTTCTTACTTAAAGACTCCCAATCACCTAACTCAAACGTATGAGTTGACACTTCCCCGGATTCTACATTTTCAACCTTAACTGTGGCCATTTCTCCGTCTAACTTTGTTTTTAAGTATTCGAAGATATCACCATACTCTTTTACCTGGATCCCATCAATTTCTAGAATGTAAGATTCGCTTGTCATTCCAGCAATATAGAGATTACTCTCAGGCGAGGCCTTTATTTTTACCCTCTTCATATCAACGTCGAAATCAACTTCGATGTTTAAAGCAGGTCTTCGTACTTTGCCGTACGAAAGTATTCTGTCGTAAACCCATCTCACATCATCTAAATGAATGCTCATTGCCCAGGCTTGTGTCTTTGCAGTCGGGTCACGAGATAGAATCATAAGTGTATTGATGCCTATTAAATCACCATGTTCATCGAACAATGGTCCGCCACTATTACCTGGCATTATAAGTGCATCTGATTGTATTAGTCTTTGCCACGGTGAAGACACAAATCGTTTTGGATTGCTAACAATACCTTTACTAACACTCCAAATCATACCTTGCGGATGACCGATAACATAAATGTCTTCTCCAAAGTTAGGATCTTTGCCCCACTTAACAGGATTAAATTTATAATCCTTTGGTAGGTCAATTTTTATTACTGCAATGTCAGAAAGAATATCAAATCCAACAATAGTTGCATTATATTCTGTCATGGATTCGTCTTCATACATCCATACTGAAATTGTATTACCTTTTTCGATAACGTGATAGTTAGTAATAATATGTCCTTCTTTTGACATAATAATACCTGACCCTAAACCAGAGCCCTGCTCCGGTGGAGGTACTGGAATCATGTTACCTGATGTTTCGTCTATAGTCGGTGTTACGTTTTTAATAGAAACAAAAACAGTTGACTTTAAATTGTTGTCAATATTTTTTAATCCACTAGTAGCAGTATCAGTAAAACTGAAATATGTGATTATGCTAACGCAGGCGACTAATAGGAATTGTTGAACTCGCATCATATTTTAATGTCCTTTTTCGTAATGCACTATCTTTTTGTGCAAGTTTATAAACGTCACCACAACAACCGCAGTAGTGATTAACCCATTTATTCAGTCGAGATGTGCTGATGTCCTTTGAACTTCTAAGGAATAAACTTGAACAATTATCACACAATAATGCGTAAACTTGCAAACTTCTTTTAGTTGCAAAGCCCTTACGTCGATGCCATTGCTTAATAAATGTATATCCTAAATACATACTAGTATTTATCTTTTTAGCGTTCGGCTATCGTAATTCGTTGATAAATAATAGTACGAAATTATTTAATCTGCAGGAGTTATAACAATGGCGAAACAAGCAATCAACATTGGAAGTAGTGCAAATGATGGCGCAGGTGATCCTTTAAGAACCGCCTTTACTAAAATTAACGAAAACTTCACTGAAGTCTACACAGAATTAGGTGGATCAAGTTTAAGTAATATTAGTATTACAGGCAACACTATTGGAACAGATGATACCAACGGAAATATTACATTAAGTCCGAATGGTACAGGTGCTATTGTTGTAGATACTTCTAAAAATTTACAATTTACTACACACACTGATAATGCAGTCTTAAAATTTGATGCAAGTGGTAATGTAGTAATAAGTTCAGTAGTTGATGATGGAACAACAGTTACAATGGGTGACATTGCAATAAATGGAACAACATCTACACTAACAACAACTACAAATGATATTAACCTAGTACCAGGTGGTGGCGAAGTTAATGTTAGTGGTCACGTTTTAAGTGATACAACAAACACAAAAGATTTAGGCTCTGCGGCAAACGTATGGCGTGGGATCTTTGGAACAAAATTAACCGCAACAGGTGATAGAATCAATATTACTACAACACATACACCAGCAAGTGCTCAAGGCGCCGCAGGTGATTTAGCAGGTGATGTAGCCATAGACGCAAGTTATATCTATTACTGTACTGCGGCACATGATGGCGCAACTGCTATCTGGAAAAAAGTCGCACTAGTGGCATTCTAAGGATAGGAGAACACAATGGCTGGAACTAAAAGAGTAATTAATATAGGAACAAATGCAGACGACGGTACAGGTGACTTACTTCGTGCGGCGTTTGAAAAAGTAAATCAAAACTTTGATGATGTATGGACATATGGTGCAGTTAATAGTAATTTAAATATTACTGCTGATACCATTGCTGGTACAACTGATGTTATCGTGGATCCTGCAGATTCAGGTGCTTTTAAAGTAGCCGGTGATACCATCATTAATCCAAACAATGGTAATTATAACTTTACTGTTAATACAGATTTAGCCAATGACGTTTTATATGTTAAAGGTAGTTCGGGTTTTGTTGGTATTAAGAATAATGCTCCAACAGTACCACTTGATGTAACAGGTGATGCTAAAGTTTCAGGTACTGCAACATTAACGACTTTAAGTGTAACTGGAAATACAACACTAGGTGACAGTAATACAGATACAGTTAATTATGTTGCAAAATCTAGTTCAGACTTCTTACCAGTTAGTACTACACAAAATTTAGGTGGTGCTAGTAATCGTTGGGGAAATGTTTATTCAACTAACCTTGATGTAAGTGGAAGTATTAGTGGTACATTTACTGGTAATATGACAAGCACACTAACAGGTGATGTTAATAACACTAACGTAACAAGTGTTAACTTAAACGTAACAGGCCCTAGTAACGTTCAAAACTTAACTGTAACGGGTGATTTAGTTGTACAGGGTACAACTACTACTCTTGAAACAAACGACGTTTTAGTTAATAATCAAATTACATTTGAAGGTACAACTGCTGACGCACACGAAACAATTTTAACAGTTACAGAACCTACACAAGATAACACAATTACTTTTAAAAACGCAACTGGTACAGTAGCATTTAGCATTTTTAACTGATGTTCCAAGTGGTATAAACGATTTAAGTGATGTTGATACTTCAACAACTCCTCCAACTAATGGACAAGCATTAGTTTGGAACAATGCTAATTTAGAATGGGAACCAGGCACAGTTGGTGGTGCTTCAGAAATAAATGATTTAACTGCGGCAGTAACATGGGCAAATATTCCAGATGCAAATGTTCCAGCAAGTGCAGTAACACAACACCAAGCGGCATTGAGTGTAACAGAATCACAAATTAGTGATTTAGGAACTTACTTAACAAGTGTTCCAGCACAGACGTTTGCTAGTTTAACAGGTAAACCAACTACGATAGCAGGTTATGGAATTACAGATGCATTTGATGGTGCATACGGATCGTTGACAGGAACTCCAACAATGTATGCTAACTCCGACGTTGATGCCCACTTAAACCAATCAAATCCAACTAGTGGATACGTTCTTTCTTGGAATGGTTCTGATTATGCTTGGGTGGCAAACAGTAGCGGCGGTGCAACAAGTATCAATACTGCTGGTAACACAGGAACAGGTAGCGTAACTTTTGCAAGTGAAACATTAACTGCAACAGGAACAACAAACCAAATTAATGTTAATGCGGCAGGTTTTGCTTTAAGTTTCAGTTTAGATGCAGATTTAACTGGGTTAACAACAATTAACACACATACTATTCCAAGTGGTACAGGAACACTAGCATTAACAGGTGATCATCCGCAACATACTTTTGTTATTGCCGCTAGTGGATCAACGGATTATACATTTAGTGATGGTGATAATCATTGGTTCCCAACTACAGAGAATGATCCTGTATTATACTTACGCAGAGGCGAAACTTATATCTTTAATGTAAATGCATTAAGTGGTTCACACCCATTTGAGATTAGGGTAAGTAATGGCGGTAGTGCATACAGTACTGGTGTAACGAACAATGGTGCAACAAGTGGAAACGTTACTTTTAAAGTACCTATGTCAGCACCTGCAACATTATACTACCAATGTACTTCACACGCAGGAATGGGCAATACGATTAATATAGTATAAATTAGTAGTTGATATTATTATAAATACTACTAATAAGAAGGAAATATAATGGCATCACCTGTTTGGTACACTACTGCGAGTAATCTAGGCGTAATACAAGAAGGTCAATTTTACCAATTTGGCTTAGACGCAAGAGATCCGGCTGGCGGAACAATTGAATATTCAATTGTATCTGGTAAACTTCCTGACGGTATCGAACTAGCGAACAATGGGCTATTATTTGGTAACCCAAGAAAAGTAGTACAAGGTGTACCTGTTGAAGTAAACAGAGATGTTACTAGCAAGTTTTCTATTAGAGCAAAAGATTCCACTGGTATTGTTAATGATAAAACATTTCAGTTAATAGTAACAGGGCAAGATATTCCTACATGGGAAAGCACACAGTTTTTAGGAAACTATATCGATTTCCAATATATTAATAAACAAATTTTAGTAAATGATTCGGATACCGAGGATACATTAACATACGAATTGTTAAGTGGATCATTACCAACCGGAACAGAATTAACAAATGACGGTTATATAAGAGGATTCATACAGCCACAACTAGTTCAAGGTAGTAGCAATGTAGGAAGTTTTGACACTTCAGCATTTGATACTGAATTATTTGATTTTGGACAAGGTGTTGGTAGTTATAGTAAAATGCACCACTTTGTTGTTAGAGCAAGTGATGGAAAAGCATTCATTGTTAAAGAATTTAGTATATATGTATTTGGTGCTTTTGATTTAAAAGCAGATAATGACACAATTACTGCTGATAAAGATGATTTATTAATTCAAGCAGACACAAGTAGTCAATACGGTCCAATTATTAGACACGCAGATAGTAATATTGGAACATTCTTACATGACAATATGTTTAGTTTTAAAGTAGATGCTATTGATTATAGTGGTGCTGGTATTACTTACAGTATATACGCCGGAGATGCCGCATGGGATCAAGCAGGTTATGATACAGAATTGTTTGATGCTATCGAAGGAGAAATGCCTGAAGGTTTAACTATTGATCCTAGTACAGGTTGGATACATGGTAAACTTCCTTTCTTAAATCAAGTTATTAAAGAATATTCATTTATTGTAAAAGCGGCAAGAACAAGTGATCCTGACAACTTTTACGATACACACCAGTTTACAATGAAGTTAATAACTAATAAAGATTTAGATATTACTTGGAACACTCCTAAAGATTTAGGAATATTACAAACAGGTGCGGCAAGTACTTTATTTGTTAATGCAACAAGTAAAAATAATACTGCTCTTGTATATGAATTACAACCTAACAGTAAATTGCCACAAGGATTAAAATTAAATTCAACAGGCGAACTTGAAGGTAGAGCAAGTTTTAAAACATTCCAGTTAGATTCTGGTACAACAAAATTAGATGTTGTTCAAAATTCGGCAACAACCACAGTTGACGGAACTTATACATTCTCAATTAAAGCAAGAGACAACACAGGAACATTATTTAACACAAGAACATTCAGTGTTGTTGTTAAAAACGAGTATAGTGCACCTTACGAAGATTTATATATTGATTTATTACCAAGTCAAGTAGATAGAAATATTTGGAAAGATGTAATATACAATAGACAAGATATTCCAGACGAAGATTTATACAGAGCAACAGATATTTACTTTGGTAGACAAGAACATCCTAGAATGTTATTCTTACCAGGATTACCTGCAAACACATTGTCTAAATATTTTGAATCAGTTTACAAAAACCACCATGATATAAATTTAAGATTTGGTGATTTTAAATATGCAAAAGCAACTGACAACAATAACAATCATATATATGATGTTGTGTATGTTGATATATTAGATAAGTTTGATCCTCCAGCAGGAACAGTATTAAATACTGCTAACTTAGAAATTAAATATTCATCTATTAATAATCCAATTACAGTAGATGAATCAGCACATATCGAAAATACTAATTTAAGAGCAAGTGCAAATAATAATAAAGTTTTATATCCAGCAAGTTTAAGTCGTATGAAAAAACGTGTTGAAGATAAATTAGGTATCCAGGATAGTAGAACACTTCCACGTTGGATGACCAGTGTACAAGATGACGGTACTGTATTAGGATTTACAAGTGCTTGTGTGATTGCATACTTAAAACCAGGAGCGGGTAAACGTATTCTTTATTATCTAGATATTAATAAAAATATTAATTTAAACAAAATTAACTTTACTGTAGATAGATATGTATTAGATGCATACTTCAGTAAAAATTATGATAAAGATAGTACACCAAAAGCATGGTTAGTAGGAGCAGAAACAACATTTGATTCAACAAACACTAGTTTAGATGGTAAGAATACAAGATTTTTCCCTAATATCGATACTAAACGTACAGATATTACAGATGGTAATAATTATATCAAATTCCCAAGGAATGAGATAATTGACTTACCGTAAATAAATGATAAATAAATATATTACAATATAAAGTAATACTTGGAGTTAAAGAAATATGGCTAGTTCAATTAATACAACTAATATAGACGGTACTTTTCCAGTCGCAGGACAAGATAATAGTTCACAGGGTTTTAGAGATAACTTTACTAACCTAAAGACAAACCTTGGATATGCTAAAACTGAGATTGAAGATTTACAAACTAAAGTAGTTTTAAAATCCGCATTAACAGGTACTTCACTTGATAATGATATGGGTGGAAACACTATCTATAACGTTGAATTAAACAGAGCAGTAACTACTAAAAACTCAATTGGTACTGTAACAGGAACTTTTACTGTTAACTATCAATCAGGTGGTTACCAAACACTTACAACTAGCGGTGCAGTAACATTAGGCTTTAGTAATTGGCCCGCAACAGGCAAATATGCTGAAGTAGACGTTATGATTAACGTTGCAGATGTTACACATACTTTAACACTACCAGCGGCTGTATCACATGGCACAGATGGTATCCAAGGATATAGCTCAAATGTTATTACTTTTAGTGCAACAGGAAACTACTTGTTGCGTTTCTCTTCAGACGACAATGGTTCTACAATAACAGTTCAACTGTTAAGTGGACCACAGGTTGCAAAAGGTTTAGTATACAGAACAATTAGCACAAACACAGGTCAAGCAGGTGATACTGCTGGAATGGTGGCATATGATGCCAGTTACTTGTATGTTGCTATTGCTGACTACGATGGCTCAACTGCAATTTGGACAAGAACCGCCCTTTCTTGGTAATATTTTTTACCAATAATACTTGACTTTAACCTTCAATTATATTATAATCAGGATATAATATACTTACGGAGTTTCAATGAAAATCATCGCAGGAAATAGCAACCTAGAACTTGCTAATGCAGTTTCCGAACATTGTTTTACAAATATTGTACCTTCTAATATCTCAACTTTTGCAGATGGTGAAAGTAGTGTAGAATTTTTAGAAAATGTTCGGGGCGAAGACGTCTTTATTATACAATCAACAAGTACACCAGTTAATGATAACTTAATGGAATTAATGGTAATGATTGATGCCGCTAAACGTAGCAGTGCCAAACGTATTACCGCAGTTATTCCTTATTTTGGATATGCACGACAAGATAGAAAAAGTGCAAGTCGTACACCAATCACTGCCAAACTAGTAGCAAACTTAATTACCAAAGCAGGTGCAGATAGAATCCTTACAATGGATTTACACGCAGGACAGATACAGGGCTTCTTTGATATTCCTGTTGATGACTTAACAAGCAGAATTGTATTTGCTAAAGATATTAAACGTAGACTTAATATGTATGGTAACAATCATATAGATACAGTGTTTGTAAGTCCGGACGCAGGTGGAACTGTAAGAGCAAGAAAATTTGCAGAAATGTTTAATGGTGATATTGCCATTGTCGACAAACGTAGACCCAGAGCAGGCGAAAGCGAAGTAATGGGAATTATTGGAGACGTAGAAGGAAAACACGCAATACTAGTAGACGATATTATTGACAGCGGAGGTACATTATGTAATGCCGCAAAAGTTATTATGGAACAAGGAGCATTATCTGTAAGGGCATATATTACACACGGTGTTTTAACAAATAGTGCTTGTCAAAAAGTTGAAGACAGTTGTCTTGAACATTTAATTATTACAGATTCTATTCAAAATCGTTGTCCAGATAACTGTAAGAAAACAATTCAAATATCAACTGGTGCTCTTTTTGGAGAAGCAATCAGAAGAATAACAAATGAGGAAAGTGTTTCTTCATTATTCAATACCTCATTAATGAAAACGGAGTAATAAATGCAAGTCGATTTGAACAAGTACAAAGAATTTGTTGAAGAAGTAACAAGTTTAGAATCAAACAAAACTATGGTGTTAAAACATACCATGGAAGAATTGGAAAAAGAAAGTGGTGTTAACATTGCACTACTATTAACAGGTGCAATCGGTATTGCAAGTGAAGGAGGCGAATTTGCTGAAATTGTTAAAAAATGTATATTTCAAGGTAAACCACTTGATAATGAAACTATCTTTCATGCTAAACGAGAACTTGGCGATATTATGTGGTATTGGATTAATAGTTGCAGGGCACTTGGTTTGGACCCAAATGAAGTAGTAGCAGAAAATGTGAATAAACTTAAAGCACGTTATCCAGGTGGAGAGTTTGATGTACACTATTCAGAGAATCGTAAAGAAGGCGACCTTTGATTGAAAAAATTAAAACATGGATAGAAGAATTCGTTTCAACACATAACGAAACTATTGGACACGTTCCATGCCCATTTGCCAAACAGGCAATGTTAACAGATAAAATTAGATACAAGGAAGTAAACAGAGACAATACAGTTTCTACACTAGAAGACCTTGTAGATAATTGGAATGACAAATATGAAGTTGTAGTTGTTTATGCAAGAACATCAGAAATGACACCAATGGAATTAGCCAAACTTGTTGAAGACTTTAATGAGGAGGCTATGAAAAAAGATATTGTAGCACTAGAAGATCATCCTAATGATTTTGAGATGTTAAATGGTGTTAAGATGAATTTTGGTAGTGCAATACTAATATTAGTTCAAAGATTAAGTAAACTTAATAATGCAAGTAAAATGTTACAAAAACAAGGGTATTACGAAAACTGGAAACAAGAAAACTATGATGATGTAGTATCTTGGAGATTCAAAAGCCAATAAATACTACTTTAAGTAGGAGTATTATTAATGGCCATATATGCCCGAGTAGATTTATCTAAATGTAATTACACAACGTTACCAAATTACAAGGTAATCAAGTCTCCTAATATAACAGAATTAAATAAAATTTACACAAAGTACTGTAGGTATAAAAAGTTTAAGAGTGTAATGCCTATATTTGATAGTGATTATAAAAACAATGATGTAATAGGTTATTACGACAATGACAAACTTGTTGCATTTAGTATTATCATAATACAAGATAAAGAAAATGTTGAAGCATTACAATTTGCATGGGATTATAAAAATCCTAAACTATTTTTAGGATTAAGAAGTTTAAGAAATGAATGTGCTATATATAAAGCAAAAGGCTACAAGTATATGTACTTAGGTGAAGCACATTCTTATAAAAAACAGATAGATGGCTTTGAGGTATTAGGACCTCTATAATATGACATATAGAATTAATAAGGCAAATGCATACAATGGATGGGATCCTTTAAAACAGGTTGTACTTGGAAATGTATTTGAACCAGAGTTCTTTGAAGACCTTAAAGACCATAAGTTAAGAGATTTACTACAAAAACTTTTATACGAAACACACGAAGATTTAGACAACATACAAAAAACACTTGAAGATTTAGGAGTTGATGTAGTACGTTTACACCCTAATTTAACTCAAGCCGCCACGTTGGCAGAAACAACAACACACGGCGTTGGTTATTCTAGTATTATGGAATACTATGAAGAACAAAAATCAGCATTTAATGGAATACCTAAGCCTGCATTAATGCCTAGAGATTACTTAATAACAATGGGCGATAAAATATTGTTAACACAACAATATCCAGAGTTTCACAAATTTATGACATCAAGCGGACAAAACTTTATTAATCCGGATTGTTTGGATATGAGATTAACAGTTGATCCAAAAAAAAGAAAATTTAGAGGACCATTAAGACCTAGAAAAGAATATGTTGAATATGATACTACATATAAAGCAGAATGGTTTGATGTAAATATTCCAGAAGGAACGTTTTCTAATGATCCTGATTTTATAAGAGCAATGGGTTATACTTGGGGATTTTGGGCACCAACTGTAACTAGAGTTGGCGACACTTTAATATTAGATACTAAAGATGTTGAAAATTTAGATGATGTAATGATAGAATTGTATCCACAATTTAAACGTACAAATACTGCTAACGGTGGTCACAGTGATGCAACATTTAATTTACCTAAACCTGGACTTGTTATTTGTGCTTCTTATCTAGATAAAGATACTTTTAAAGAAACTTGCCCGGGCTGGGACGTTTTAAAAATTCGTACAGGTACAGAAAAAACTATGGAATCAGAATATGGTAGTTGGCAACAACAAAAGCATCTTACTGATGGTAAATGGTGGACACCTGATGCTAAAGATAATCCAGGATATACAAAGTTTATTGAAGAATGGTTAAACACTTGGACAGGGTATTCAGAAGAAACACAATTCGAAGTTAATATGTTAAGTGTAAATGAAAATACAATTTTATCTATGAATTACCAAAAGCAAGTACATGATAAATTAAAAGAACATAAAATTGAGCCTATTTACTGTCGTTTTAGACACAGAAACTTCTGGGATGGTGGTTTACACTGCTTAACACTAGATACAGTTCGTGAAGGTGGAATGCAAAGTTACTTTTAAAAGGAGTAAATACTATTATGGAAGACGTTAGTTTAGCAATCGGAAGTGACCACAGAGGTATAAAACTTAAAAACTATATATATGATTATGTAGCACCCAATACAGATGAAGAGCCTACAAAATTTAACATTAGTGTGTTAATTGACGTAGGAGCATATGATGATAAATCTGTTGATTACCCAGATATTGTAAGTGAAGTAGCAAATAATATGGAGCATCAAACACATGGTATTCTAGTATGTGGTTCTGGATTTGGTGTAACTATTGCGGCAAATAGATATCCACATATCAGAGCGGCAAATTGTAGAACAGTAAAAGATGTAGTAATGGCTCGAAAACATAACAACATAAATGTATTGTGTTTAGGTGCAGACTTTGTTAAAGTTACAGATGCTAAAGACATTGTTAAAGCATTTTTTAATACAAAGTTTGAAGGCGGCAGACACGAAAAGAGATTAGGAAAATTGCGAAATGTATGATCCAAGAGGTGAAGATTTATCTAAAATAAAAGATGATGATTTAGTTGAACGTATTAGTAACTTACACAAAAGAATGAAGTTCTTTTATAATACAGGCAATAATCAAGCAATATTACAGTTAAACGTTATGTTGTCTGAAGCAAATGCTGAACAACAACGTAGATGGGCCAAACAGGGCCAAGCACAGTTAGATAAAAAAGAAAAGAATAATATACTTGACAACTAACCTTCATATGTTGTATAATATACAATAATATGGAAAGAAATATGCATACTGACGAATACGGCATCGTATATCATAATGAATTAGAGTTATTTGAAGAACTTTATAAGAATCCTAAATTAGACATTAGTAAGTTTAATGTAACTGATCCAGAGACTTATAATAAAAGTGCAGATAGACTTTATAGTGATGGGCCAAGATTACACTCGATAGAAAAGCCAAGCATTTCTGTAGAAGATTTTGATAAAGAAAATCAAAGTCAATGGAATATGCCAAAAGAATATGAAGAATTTGATATATGCAAATGGTTATTGGAACAATGCAATAATGATGCAGAGTTACAAAGAGTCGGTGCAGAACTTCTTTTGTATCAAGAAAGAAATTTACTAAATCTATTAAAGTTTTTAAAGTATTTTGTGGAAACTATGAAGAAAAATAACGTAGTTATGGGACTAGGACGTGGTTCTAGTGTTTCAAGTTTTGTTTTATACAAGATAGGTGTACACAAAGTTAACAGTATGTACTATGATTTAGATGTGGGTGAATTCCTTAGATAAATAATAGTAGTATATAACTTGGAGAAATATAATGGCAAATAAGACATATAGAACTGCTAATGGTAAGCAAGTTGATATCGAGACATTGTCTTTGCAAAATGAAACAATTATTGCAGTAGGCAACATGAGTGTAAATGCTCGTGGAGACCAACTTGGAGAAGGCGGCAAAATTGTTAGGACTAGAGAAGAGGTTATGAAAGAGCATTATGCAGTAACTAATTCTATTGTTCCAAATGATGACGCTATGCCTAGAGATCCTAATGTGGAGAACATTGAACAACCAGTACAGGCACAACAACCTGCACCAGTTCATGAAACTCCGCCGGAACCTACACCAGAAGCAAATAAAATCGTTGAAGATGATCCTGCAGGTCCACTAGATGAACCAGTAGCAGAAGGTCAAAATGACGAATGGGTAGAAGATGAAGATGGTAACTTTGTAAGACCAGAAGATGCAAAAGCATCAACTAAAGGTATTGCAGATGCACTAGCAACATCTAAGTCAGTGAGTGTTCCTATGGAACAAACACCTAAACAAAAAGCAAGAGCTAAAAAAGGTATTAAGAGAATATAATGCAAGTAAATCATAAACCCTCATACGAAGGAACTTATAAAGCAAATAGTGTAAAAGCATTGCATGATAATGTTCTAGTTAAAGACATGAACTTCGAAGAAAGAGTAACAGCCGGCGGAATTATCTTACGAAGTGATGATGGCACAAGCGACGGCGTTCGACCACGATGGGCTGAAGTTTATGCAGTCGGTTCAAAACAAGTAGATGTAAAACCAGGACAATGGGTTTATGTCGAACATGGTAGATGGACACGTGGCGTACAAATTGAAGATAGCGAAGGAAACACATTTAAACTTCGTAAAGTAGATAAAGACTCCATATTACTAGTATCTGATGAGGATCAAAGTGACTTTTCCGATAAATAGTAATGTACAAAATGTACATAATTAAACTATACGCCTCGAGGTAGTAATACTGGAAGGATCTTAGGAGAAAATAAAATGGCAATTAGACATATATCTGATTTAGACGACAATAACGCAACAACATTCGCAGACATGACGGCATGGTATGCTACACATGGTCCTTGTGGATCAAACAACACTGGTTGTACTTCAATTAACTTTGAATTACACACAGATGGACAAGGTTGTCGTAGAACAATTATATTTGAAGATGAAACCCAATTTCAGGCTTTCTTCCCAAATAGTGTTGACAAGGCTTTTACTGTAACAAGAATCGAAAAAGTAACTATATAATAGGACCTAGTTAAATGGCTATTAGACACGTTGCAGACATTGTTACGAAAAACGGAAATACATACGAAAATTTAGAAGAGTTTATTCTAGAACACGGCATGGTAGGATCAGGTGGCCCAAACACAGTTTCGGCTGATTTTGAATTATTACCTGCTAGAAATGGATTTAGAAGAACAGTAGTTTTTGAAGACAAAGCTCGTTATGATGCTTATTTTCCGATGATTAGTAACGCCGATTCGGCAAAGACTTGGACGTCAACAAAAGTTAGCGAAGAAATCATAGATTAGTTCTTGACTTTCAAAACTTAATTGTATATAATATAATTAAATTACTTAAAAAGGTGCTCGATGAAAGAACTATGGACTGAAAAATATAGACCCGCTTCTGTGGGTGATTATGTGTTTCGTGATGAAGCACAAAAGAAACAAGTTGAATCTTGGGTTTTGTCCGGCGCCATACCGCATCTACTTTTTAGTGGTGCACCTGGCGTTGGCAAAACTACACTAGCAAAGATTCTTATTAACGAACTAGGCATCGATCAATATGATGTACTAGAAATAAATGCTAGTAGAGAAAATTCAGTAGACACAATTAGAGACAAAATAACTGGCTTTGTACAAACAATGCCTTTTGGAGAGTTTAAGATTGTACTACTAGACGAGGCGGACTACATTAGTCCAAATGGTCAGGCGGCATTACGTGGTGTTATGGAAACATATGCCAGTACTGCTAGATTTGTTTTAACGTGTAATTATCCAAATAGAGTAATTCCAGCATTACATAGTCGTTGTCAAGGATTTCATATTGAAAAAATTGATACAACAGAATTTACGGCAAGGATTGCCAAAATTCTTATTGACGAAAATGTGAAGTTTGAATTAGATGTTTTGGACAGTTACGTTAAAGCCACATATCCAGACTTGCGTAAGAGTTTAAACTTATGTCAGATGAATACTGTGGATGGTGAGCTACAAAGCCCGAAGGAAAGTGAAAATACTACTGCTGATTATAAACTAGCAATGGTAGACTTGTTTAAAGAAGGTAAAATTCGAGAAGCAAGAAAACTATTAACTAGTCAAGTAAGAGCAGACGAGATGGAAGATTTATTCCGTTGGATGTATGATAATTTGGAACTTTGGAGTGACACTGACGAAGGACAAGACAAGGCGATTCTAACAATTAGAAATGGTTTAGTTAATCATGCTCTAGTTAGCGATCCAGAGATCAATCTTTCAGCAACATTGGTTGAACTATCTCAGATTTAATCTAAGACACAACCTGTAAGACATATAACTTGAGGCACCGATAGGTGTCTTTAGTTGTGATATAGTGATTACAATAAGTGTAATTGCGTTATATTTTTTTATTTAATAAGGATAATAATAATGAAAAAAATATTAATGTTAGTTTCTGTTTTAACAATGATGGCAACATCGGCGTTTGCAGAAAATTATGATAATGGTACAATTGAACTGGTAGCAGTTACTGACAGTTATGCCATATCAATTAAAACACCAGAAACTGGAGCAAACGAATATGGTATTGCAAAAGATTTAGGTGTCGTAAACGGTGAGCTCAAATTCTTTCAAAACGGTAGTGTAAATGATTACCAATTGAAAGCATCAAAAGAATTAGTCATGCCAATTGGTGGCGGTGTTGACATTGAGCCCATTGCAGAAACATATGCAGGTGCAGGCTTGGCGTACAAATGGGGAGATAGTTTAACTAATGAAACTGTTACTGCTTCTCCGTATATTGGCGTACAAAAATCTGTAAGTGTATTAACACCATTTGTTGAAGTAGGTTTTGACTGGCAATCAACAAGCAATGATGTTTTAGACTTTGATAGGAATAATTCTTATTTAGAGTATGGAACAACATTTACAGTAAGTGAATCTATGCTTTTAAAAGCATCTATTGTTGAAGATCGTTCAAAGAGCTTTGACTTAGAAGATAGAGAACTTGCTTTAGGAATAGTTGTTAGTTTCTAACTATAATACAGCCAAAAAGAAACCCAGTATACAATTAAGTGTACTGGGTTTTTTTATGAATTATTAATCTTGTGTTTTGTTTTTCTTATCTTCGTTTGCTTTTAACTTACGTTCTAGCTCTTTAATTTTTTTATCTTTAATATTTTCATCAGCAATATCTTGTTTTTTTCTTAACTCGTCTGATTTCCATACTTGACTACACTTGTCTTTAAGTTCTTTAAAGTCAAGTCCTAGTTCAAGTCCTTTGTATCTACCACACATTTTCAACAATTCTAATTGCTGTCTTATTGCGGCATTTTCTGTTACAATACCTCTATAACGTTTTGTACAGGTACTTTGTAATGGGATTCTAAATCTAATACCAATAGTAGCTCTATCATCATCATATCCGTTATTAACGTTTGATCCTGCACCTCTATTAGTGTTTTGACTATATTCGATATATGGTTCTAATGCGGCGCCACTACAATGTTGATCAGAGTTTAAGTAATCGTTTCTTGCATGAGCAGGGCTAACAAAAAATGCAAATAAAGCCAAAGCCGCTAGTAGTAAAAATGTAAATCGTAAGTCCATCCTTGAGCCCTCCATTAGTAACCACCTGTCAGTTCACGTTTTAAATCTTTAATATCATATGTGAGTTGATTAAGTTCGTCACTTAATTTGTAATAACTTTCTTCTAATGCTCTTAGCTCTGCCGCACTAGCCATTTTGAAGGATCCATCTCTAAGGGCTTCTGCTTTAATTCTAATTTCAGTAATTCGTGAGAATGTATCTGTCATTTGTATAACAAGTTCTTCACGTGCTTCATTGTATTTTTGTGTTAAGTTTTTTATCTCTATACCATACTTTTCGTCAACTGATGCAATCCTTTGAGTATGCTCACTTAGAAGTATAGTATGGGCGGCAATAGTGTTGTTTAATGTGGATACAACATTTATACCTGTGTAAAGAGAACCTATTAGTGCAAGGGCAATAGGGAGCCAAGTAAATACTTTTTTTAATTCCATCGGTTTTCCTCGTTAAAACTGCCCTTCAGTGTATTTACCAAAAAAAAGCAAAAAAACCCCGTCTTTTTAGGTTGACAAATAGGACAGATATGTTAATATATAGTATAAGTTAACAAAAGGACTACATTATGAAACGTAATTATAGATCAGCCTACAATGAACTACTAAAGATGCAATGTCCTGTTATTGAGGGCGGCGATAGGGGCGAAGATACGTTCCGTATTAGTGCAGAACAAAACTGTGAAGATGTCAACGAAACTGTATGGGCAGACTACAACAATATGGGTTTGGGTTTGTTTGGTGTTAACAACAAGATTAATGCAGTGTTAGACAAGCATGGATTGTATGCAGAATGGATTAATCCTGGTGTTCTATCAGTACAAGAAGTATAGTTAGGTAATTTTTTCGATTGACACTTTGAGTAAAGATGCTATTATAGTATTATAAGATAATAAACCTTAGGCTGGATATGCCGCAACAGAGGAATATGAGATGAGTAAACACGCAGATATTGTAAATGAACAATACAACCATAAAGAGAGTAATTTTGTCTCTTTACAAACCCGTATAACAGAAGCATTTAAACTTGCACCTAAGTTTGAAGCACAACTCGAAGCAGTTGTAGAAGAATTCAAAAGACGTAACAAAGATAACTGGTCATCATACAGTGACATGGAATTAGTACAAGCAATTCCTGTAGATTTTAGTAAAATACTAATCGACTCAACAATGCAACGTCCTGTTAATATGCGTCATGTATTAAAAATCCTAAACTATTTTAGTCAAACTATGGTTATGCCTATACAAGTATATAAAGAAGGTGACAATTATATTGCTTGGGACGGACAACATACTAGTATTGCACTTTATCTTATACTTACAAAAGTATTTGGTGAACGTCAAGTAGGTACAATGATTCCTGTTAACATTTATCCAGTTAAGCAAAAATTAGAAATTCGTAGAAACTTTATTCTACTTAATGGTGATGCTAAAGAGAAACTAGATTTTATCGATACATATCGTCAAATGGTTTATGGTGCTATTATTGATAACAGTGATGATCCTATTTGGCAAGACACTGCTAAAATTAATGACTATTTAAAAGAAGCAGGTCTATTTGCTACACACGAAAAGTTTGGTGATGATAGAGAGTCTGGTGCATTTACATTGTTGGCTGATACTATTATGACAAAGAAGTTAGAAAAACGTAAAGACGTTGATGTAACTCGTATGTTTGCAAAGTATTGGGTTTATATTAATGATGAACGTCCTGTACAAGCAAAAGAAGCCAGAATGCTTTATGAATACTTTGATGCTTGTTTTAAAGATAATGTAAAAGTAGATGACAAATACTTGTTAGACTTTGCATTATTCTGTAAAGAATACTTTGAAGCAAATTGGTCTGAAACAGGATCGTTTTGGAGTAAAGTAAAACTATCTTATGAAACTTGGTATAAAAAGGCTAACCCAGAAGAATTTGAAGAAAATGGTTTAAAAGGTTTTACTACAGAACCACGTTTTGGTGTTCCGTTTTTGATTGCACAACTTAAAAAAAGTACTAAACTTAAAACACCTAAGTACAAACACTTGTATGCAGTTGATGGAAAGGATCTTTGGTAATGATTCGTAATCCAGATAAAGATAAGTTTAAAAGTTCGGCAGTATTAACAGAACAACAACTTAAAGCAACCACTTGTATGTTACAAGATTGTGATAACAAGTTAAGTATGTATGAAGGTCCTGGTAGTCAAGTACTATGTAGACAACACCAACTTGAGTGTGTTGAATATGGTGGAATGGGAAAACCAGAAAGACCACATACATTTTATCGTAACTGGATATGTGATAGTTGTAGTTACGATCCACGTGAAGATGAACTAAGATTTGGTCACGTTGAAAATGAATATGATAAGATTCGTGCAATGCGAGGAGTGATGCACGGTGATCATATACACTTAAAGTCTAAGGGCGGAACTGATACTAAAGATAATATTAGTACTTTATGTGTATTGTGTCATATGGCAAAAACTTATACTCAAAAGGACTATTTGGGTAAAAAGCAGGATAATATGGTAGTTTAATGATATCTTTCTTAAAAAAAATTTATTGCAAAATAACACATTCGTTGAAATATAAGGGTTTTTTAAAGGTTGACAGATTAAACATATATGTTATATTAAGTAAAATGATGTTAAATACTAGAGAGCATAGACATGAAAGTTATAGTGACAGGTGGGTGCAAAACCCAACGGAAATTTTCAGAAAGTTTGGCACGATTCTGTGCAGACTTATTAATGTCCAAGCGACTTCAGAACTCAATACATTTAGATATACAACTTGTTCCAAATCTAATGAAAAAGGAAGAGGTATATGGTGATTCGTGTTGGGAAGATAACAATTGGCGACCACGTGAGTTTACTGTCCGGGCAGATAGCAAACTTCGTATGCGTCGGCTACTTGAAACCATTGCACACGAAATGGTACACGTTAAACAATTCGCTAAAGGCGAAATGGTTGACCTTGCTCGTGCAGACAAAATTCGCTGGTGTGGTAAAATGTTTGAAGAAAAAGATTCAAACTATTATGACTACCCTTGGGAAATCGAAGCACACGGCAGAGAATGTGGACTATTTGTACGTTGGGCACAAGCAAAGAAATTGTCTAAAGAAAAATGGGCAAACAACGAAGACTTCAACTTTAAAACTTAATCAACAATACATAGAAAAGGGCAAATATGACTAATAATCTTACAGGTAAGATACAATCAATTTACGACTTAACTTCCAATGAAGCGGAGGTACGTGACTTTGGTAAAGATATGATGGATCTAGCCTTCATCGAAAAAGATGATGTTAGAGCAAACAAACTTTCAGACTTAGGTTATCGTTTAAGTAGATTTGGTGAATTATGGAGTATCAAAGGTAAAGACATTACCGATGAAGAACTGCAATTAATTAATTATGGGCAAAAAGAAATTAATGCTCCTAAAAACAAAAAGAAATTGCAACGTCTAAAAGATTTACAAAAAGAGAAATTAGAAAAAGCATTTATTCAATCTTCGCCAGTCGAGTAAGCAATGTATCAAGTTGTTTATATTCCTAAAGTTGAAGACGAGGTAATCGTCGCAGAATTTGATTCCATAGAAGAAGCAGAATCTCATATGGAATTAATTAAAGTAGAACGCCCTAATGCGTTCCCACATCATTATATAAAGGAGAAGTAAATGAAATATTTTATGATTATTATGGTAGCACTATCTTTAGGTGCTTGTTCTACAGTTGCTGGTGTTGGCAAAGATATCCAAGATGCGGCTGAGTATACAAAAGAAAAAGTTGGTTCAAAACTGTAGAAATAGGTTGACAAAAGTCGCATAATATGGTATACTATATGTATAGTTAAGAAGAAGGAGAGTTAAATGTCAAAAGAAGTTTACACGTTTACAAAAGCACTTACAATCGCTTTTACGGCACAACGTTTTAACGATTCGTATCAAAAAGAAACTGTGGTTCCTTATACCATTGACGGTAAACTCACAGGCACTCCAACTGTTGCTAATAAACAAATTATGCGATTCCTAGTAAACAATCACGATGGAATGGATCCAAACGTTATTGACTTCTTAAATAAAAACGAAAAGAAACTTCGTGTAACTGAAGATGATGAAAAAGATACATCTGAAACTATAGAATGGTTAGAAGGTTTGGCTATGCGAGCCATGGCAAGTGACCTTAACGGATTTGAATCTAAATTATATTCAACATTCGAAAAAGATGATATTTCAACATATGACTTTGGAATGATTGCAAGTATACCACAAACTGTACAACGTGTAGTTAAAAAAGAAACAACAGAAGATTTGATTATGAAATCCTGTACAGGTGACTGGATAGGTAAAGTAGGTGATAAAGTTAATGTTACTGCTAAAATGATTTCTGGTGTTTACAGTCGTAACTATTCGAGTTACATTTATGTTGCAATAGCAGATAATAAACTTATTACTTTCTGGAGTCAAAAAGACTTTTTGGAAGAAGTTGGTAAAAATGTTAAAATTTATGCCAAAATAAAAAGGACTGACATGAGTCGTTGGTATCCTAGCATTAAAGAAACTCAACTTAACTACGTTAAAATAAATTAAGAGGTTTACGGTACGATCTCCTTCTTAACTTACACGAGCCCTGTCATGTTGTACCGTGTGGCAGGGTTCATTTTCTTGAAAGGAAAATAAATGGCAAGATATCAACGAACAGAAGCAGACACAAAGGCCATTGAAGAATGGTTAGCAAAAGGCAACAAAATTACTGTATGTGAACCTTATGCAAGAACAGAGGATATCGGCTACATGAGTCGCTGGAAAGGTTCTAAAAAGAAGAAAAAGGTTGACAAATCGACATAAGGTGCTATTATAAAATAGTAAGTTAAACAATAAAAGAAGAAGATGAAATTGAAAAAAATTATATTAACAGACGCAGATGGTGTACTCCTTAATTGGGAGTTCGCCTTTAACTGTTGGATGGAAGAACACGGATTTAAAACTACAAAAGGATACCAGTTCAAATACGATATGGCTGAACGTTATGGTATTCCAAAAGCACAAGTTAAAACACTAATTAGACAGTTTAATGAAAGTGCTACAATCGGATACTTACCTGCTCTACGTGACGCAGTTCAATATGTTACAAAACTTGCTGACGAAGGTTGGGAGTTTCATTGCATTACATCATTAAGTAATAACAAATATGCAAAAAGGCTAAGACAGAAAAATTTAGACAAGTTGTTCGGAGAAGGAGTCTTTACTAAACTAATTTGTTTAGGTACTGGAGACGATAAAGATGACACACTTGCACAATACAAAGGATCCAAACTTTGGTGGATTGAAGACAAACCTGTAAACTGCGAAGCAGGATTAAAAGCAGGACTTAAACCTATACTTGTAGAACATGGACACAACATGAATGGCGAGTATTCTTACCCAATAGCAAAAGATTGGGAACACATCTATAACATTGTAACAGTCTAAGGTTGCAAATCATTTAACAAAACTGTAATCTTTCTTTTGACATTATCAAGTAAATAGTGTTACAATGAAATAATATATAAATCAATAACAAGCAACGTCGAGCTTGGCCAATATGGAGATATAAAATGGACGCATTAACACTTTGGATGGGTGTAGGTTTTTTACTAGCCGCTTATTCTGTTATCGCAAACGATTCAGTACAAACTCTCGGTACATGGATTGCATCAAACAACGAAAAATTTAATTGGAAAACTTTATGGATCGCCGCATCGGCGGTTTTGCTTTGGGCCTTATGGTACGGGTGGTATGTCAATGGGGGAGATATATCATACGGACGTCTTAATAGGATACCATGGCAAGAAGTAAAATGGTATCATGCAATGGCACCTGCTTTACTTTTATTACTAACAAGGATAGGTATTCCTGTTAGTACATCATTTTTAGTATTGTCGGCATTTGCTAGTACATTTGTATTAGAAAAAATGTTAATGAAATCTATTATGGGTTATGCAGTCGCGGCAGTGGCGGCTTATGCCATATGGATAGTTATAACTAAATTTATAGATGAAAAACATGACCCTGTAAAAGATGAACACAAAGTATATTGGCGAGTTGGTCAATGGATAACTACTGGTTTTTTATGGTGGACTTGGTTAAGTCATGACATGGCAAACATTGCCGTATTCCTGCCAAGACAAGTAAACTTTGAATTAATGGTAATGATAAGCCTTGTGTTTGTTATAGGCTTGTTCTTTATGTTTAGAGAACGTGGAGGAAAAATACAACAAATTGTATTAGAAAAGCACAATACAAGATATGTAAGAAGTGCAACATTAATTGATTTGTTTTATTGGTTAGTACTTTGGTTCTTTAAAGAACTCAATGATATCCCAATGTCAACAACATGGGTATTTGTTGGACTATTATGTGGACGTGAACTTGCAATGGCAACTATGCTAGGCAATGGAAAACTAAAAGTAGTATTTCCTTTAGTTGGCAAAGACTTTCTTAAGATGATAACAGGATTGTTAGCATCAGTAGGTATTGTTATTACAATTCACTATGTATTAATACCAAACGGATTTTAAAGATAGTGGGTGGGTTTCGGCTCACCCATAATCACCGATACAGTATTCATAGCAGTAGTGTCCGGAACACTACAATATAAAATTTACTTAATCATTATCACCATAAATTGCTAATACCTCCGTTACTGCTGGATGACGTTCTATGTCCTTATGCGAAAACTGTACACTTTCGATATGATTTGAATCTCTCGTTTGTACAAGTTGCATAAAGTCTAATAGTCCGTTGTCTTTAACTTTTCGATCAGTCTGTTTAACATCTCCGGTTACAACAATTTTACTTCCTTCGCCGATTCTGGTCAATAGCATCTTCATCTGATTTGGCGTTGCATTTTGCATTTCGTCTGCGACGATATATGCATTTTTAAATGTGCGACCTCTCATAAATGCTAGGGGTGATATTTCGATGATTTGTTCGTCTAGCATCTTGGCTGTTTCTTTAGGAGAGTAATATTCGTGTAAAACATCGAACAATGGACGAGTCCACGGTTCCATTTTTTGGTTGAGATCACCTGGTAAGAATCCATGTTTTTCATCATCAACACCAACTGCTGGACGAGTACAAACAATCTTGTCAACTAAACCACTTTTATAATGTTTTATAGCAGATAGCATAGCAATCATGGTTTTACCCGTTCCTGCTGGTCCTGATGCAAAAACAATATCCTTGTTAGACGTAAGCAATGCATCTACATATGATTCTTGCGTTCGACTTCTAGGAATGATATTAACTTGTTTTTTTCGTCCATAACTTGCATTATGGTTGTCTTGTGAAATGTACATATATTCTTCTTTTTTGTGTCTACGTTTGCCCAATTTGAACCTCCTGAGTTTATAGTTGTATATAAAACATATTATATACTAAAAATATTTAACTCTATAAGACTAGAAATAAGTGAATATAAGTCAGAACCTTTAAAAAGGATAAATACTTTGAGTAACGACAAACGGTAAGATAGATAATCATGAAATCAAATAATATTGTAACTAACGTTAATAAACTATATCAAGCAGAAAGTTTTATGACTACATTGGTGGATTTTGAACGTGTTTTAGACAGTGTTCATTTATACGCCTATGACAATTGGGTAAAAGGTGAATTAGTAGAAGGTCCTAAAGTTGAAAAACATTGGGTAACTTGCACATTCATGTGGCCTCACAAAATGATGCCAGAACCTACAGGAGCAAAAAGACTCCTAGACTACAATATTAAAGTACGTTACAAAAAAGACATATTAGAAAGTCCTGTATCTATAAAGATGCCAGATGACAAAGAACCGGGTGGAAACTATCCTAAAATGAAAACTGATCCTATTTGGTTAGTTGAAATTAGAATGCCTAGAACAATCATGTCTGACATTTATCGTGGTACTATGGAACTAGAAGGCGAAAAAATCGATCTAGATGATATCAATTCAGCATACCAACAAGATTTAGATTTTGACGGAGTACAAGATGACAATACAGAAGAAGCAGAATAAATTATTTGAAGGTCTTCGTAAAGGCGACTTATTTGATATTATTGATAGTAATGTAACTATTGATAGATACAAAAGTAAGATGGGCGAAGATGACCAAGTAGTTGTATTAGGATTTAAAGCACTTCATAAAGAAGGTGCAAGAGATTTAGTAGAATTTATCGAGTCAGGATATGAGTGGGTATTAGATGCTAATGAAAGTCCTGCTACTGACGAAAAAGGTAAAGTTACTGTATTTGTTGAATTCAATCGCAGAACTAGTTCTCCAGCAAAGATTGTAGAATTATTAAATGACTTAAATCATTTAACTGAAAAACAAGACTGGACTTTTTCATACTATAAAAATGAATATCCATCACCGGTTACTGAAGAAAACTTAAACGTTATTCCTAAATCTCCTAAAGAGTATAGGGATAGATTAATGCAAGAGCAAGAACTCGATAATATGATGATGCAGGCAGGTTTAGATCCAAGTAAGCGATATAAAAAAGCACCAGAAGATAAAGATATATCATTCATAAAGAGCCTTGCCCAAAACTAAAAGGCTTAACAATGCAAAAAAATTACGATAAGTGTTTAGAAACTATACTTCATCATGAAGGTGGTTATGTAAATCATCCTAAAGACCCTGGGGGTGAAACTAACTTGGGAGTTACCAAGAGAGTTTACGAAGAATGGGGCGGTAAAAAAGACATGAAAGACTTATTAGTCGAAGATGTTGCACCAATTTACAAAAAGAATTATTGGGACAAAATGAAAGGCGACGATCTGCCAAGTGGATTAGACTTATGTGTATTCGACTTTGGTGTTAACGCCGGACCAGGACGTTCTGCAAAATATCTACAAACTATGATTGGAACAGTAGCCGATGGAGGCATTGGTCCAAACACACTTAAAAAAGTTGATGAGTATGTTAGTGAACATGGATTAGTAGATACTATTGTAAACTTTCAAAATGCAAGACAAGGTTATTACGAAAGTTTAAGTACATTTTCTACTTTTGGTAGAGGATGGACAAGACGTGTTGACGAAACAACCGAATTAGCAAAAAAATTAGTCTAGTATATTATGTTTAGTAGTTTAAAAATAGGATTAGTGATACTTATACTTGCAGGAGCAGGTGGGGGATTCTTGTATGTAAAGAATCTAAAAGCAGACTTGGCTATGAGTGAAGCAAATAATGTTTTATTAGAGCAAGGTGTTGAAGACCAAAAACAAGCACTGGCTCAAATGAAAGCAGACTTTGTAGCAATCAATAAAGCCAATGCTGATCTTAATAAACTAGTAGACACATTAAACAAAGAAATAAAAGTATTAGACACTAAATTTAATAAAGTTAATGGCAAAGGTGACCAGAGAGATTTGGGCGACCTTGCCATTAAGAAATCAAAAGTAATTGAAAGAATAATCAATAAAGGAACTAAAAATGCTCAACGTTGTTTTGACATAGTAATGGGCAGTCCTTTAACGGAGAAAGAGAAAAATGCGACTAAGAAATCAGAAATCAATTCTGAATGTCCTAGCATTGCTAACCCTAATTACGTTCCTTACTAGTTGTAGTGCGGCAGTTAAGCAGTTAGAGATTTTTAAAGTAGAGGAACCAAGACAACCTCTTAATTTAGAAAAGCCAATGCCAGCACAACTTAATGAGATCAAATGGATTATCATTAATAGTGAGAATGCTGAAGAAGTATTTGCTAAATTAAAAAAAGCAGAAACTGATGCAGTTATTTTTGGATTAACAGATGAAGGTTACGAAGCATTATCAATTAACTTTGCTCAAATTAGAGCATATATGATTCAACAAGATAAGATAATTGACGCATATAAAAAGTATTACGAAACTGAAGATACTAAAAAAGACAAATAATGACAAGAAAAACTAATACAATGTTGATAGGCTTATTAGGTACAATCCTATTAGGGTTGGCTACATGGACTTTAGTAACACTAATAGAACTTCAAATTTTAGTTGGTATGATACAATCCGATTTAGAAAGTGTGGACAAACAATTTGGTCGGGTTTATAATTTTATAGATTCAGTAAGAAAATAATGAAATTTGTATTATTGTCTGCACTTGTAATTCTTATGAGTGGTTGCGGTGTACAATTTAAAGACTGTAAGTTTGATCCTGGTGCAGATATTACTGTACAAAAGGAAAAAGTAGAGAAGTCAGAAGATGGGACAGAAACTACAGATAAAAAAGATAGTGATATTAGTGTAACAGATGATACAACAATACGCATTAATCCTAAAGCAGATTTCAGTTGTCCGTTTTAATAAATAAAATAACAAAGGATTAATATGGAATATATTTCAAACATGATATCAGAGATGGCTACTAACCGTCTATGGATATGGACTGCTTTAATTGGTTCATTATTTGGTTTAGCATTTTCAACTTACTTTAAAAGTACAAACATAGGTATTTGGTTGTATGGTAAGTTTGATAAAACATTAGACTTTTTAGTAAACCGTTGGGGTTGGACATGGTTCAAACAACAACCATCTAGACTAGATAAAATAGAAGCAAGATTAGATAAGTTAGAAAAGAAGTAGATGTTCAATCCTGGAATATTCTCTCCAGATGTACAACAGAAGTACAAGGATCATTTTACTAACAAGGGCTGGCTTGCAATCGATGATATATTACACGAAGAATATATTACACATCTGTACGAATCTGTACAAAATTTAAATTATGATTATAGAGGTGGAGTTGGCGACTGGTACGAAGAAGTCCCATATACTCAACCTGCTGAAGGTGAATTATTAAAACAAAAAGTTCAACACTCTATGTTTAATGACGATTTTTCATTTTTTCATAGAATTGCAAAAGTTAGAAGAGATAGCAAATATACAAATAAACACACAGAAGAATTTGCACAAGAAGTAAACTTGGGTAAAACATTTAAAGAATGGGTACAAAATCTTACAGGATTTGATAACCTATATACAACTTACCCTACATTTAGTTTTTACAAGTACGATAACTGGATTACATCACATTATGATCCTACTAGAAAAGTTGCTTATTTGTTTTACTTTACAAAAGAATGGAAAACAGAGTATGGCGGGCAACTATGTTTACAAGATGAGCAAGATAAAGTACATACAACAATAGCACCAATTGGCAACAGATTAGTGCTCTTAGACGTGTCAAAGCCGTCGTATAACAAGCATTTCGTTAGTCCTGTTAGTTTTGTAGCACCTACGCCAAGATATAGTCTCGTAGGTTGGTATAGTGAAAAACCACCCAAGAATTAGTCGAATACGATAAATACCAGTGTAGTTAAGAATACACAAGGAGAATCGTATCTATGTCAGACGTACAAAAGAAAAAAATCAACATCGAGCTAGAGGTTGATACAAACCAAGTAGATAGTAGCAAGAACCCGTTTCAATGGTTAATTCATTTAGCAAAAGCAGTAGACAGTTGGAGAATATTCCCAAGATTATTCTTAACAGTATACATTGTGTTATTATACAAGGTTGTATTATGGTATATGGCTTTAAACGCACCGAGTATGGAACAATCAGGTTTAGTATCAATAGTAGTTGGTGCTGGCGCGGCTTGGTTCGGTTTATATACCGGAACTTCCAAAAACAAAAGTTAAATAAAAACTTGCATCTACTTCAAAGATGTAGTATAATATAACCATGAGCGACTATTATAACATACTTGGAGTAGACAAAAGTGCCAATGCTGACCAATTAAAGGCGGCATATAAAAAAGCGAGTATGAAGCATCACCCTGATAGAGGTGGTAGTGAAGACGAATTCAAAAAGATCAACGAAGCATACACAACTCTAAAAGATCCACAAAAAAGACAACAGTACGACAACCCAAACCAATTTCAATTTAATACATCTGGGTTTAGTTTTAATAACGAAGATATACCTGATAATGTAGCAGACCTTTTTGCAAGTATGTTTGGTAGACCAGGAGGTATGCATAAACCTAGAACAAGGGGATCCGATATACGTTTACAAATGCCAATGACACTAGAAGAAATTGCTAGTGGTATAAACAAAACAATTAGTGTTAACATAGCAGGCAAGGATGAAGTATTAAATATTACTATACCAATGGGTATGCAAAATGGACAACAAGTTAGATACAAAGGAAAAGGTAATCCTGGTCCTGTTGAAAGAGGAGATTTATATATTGTTGTAAAGCAATTACCTCACAAAGTATTTGAACGTAATAATAACGACATTTATAGTATGCAAGAAATAAGTGTATGGCAAGCAATGATTGGAGCAGAATATTCGCTAGAAACAGTGAATAATAAAAAGATCAAATATAAGGTAAATCCGGGCAGTCAGCCAGAAACCCGCATAAAACTAGCCAATCAAGGTATTAATGGCGGACATCACTATGTTATTCTTCATGTTTTGGTGCCAAAAGACTTGACAGAATCGCAAAAACAAGTTATATTAAGTATTATGAATGGTAAAATATGAAACTAACAGATAACATATTAAACATTATTACACAACCTGTGGTATTTGATACTATGGAAGATAAAATAGAGAACGAACGTCTATCTGTAATTATGTTTGGATTCATGCGAGAATCAAATGGTATTGGTTTAGCGGCAAATCAAGTAGGAATAGATACTAGTTTATTTGTTACATTTACTGAAGGCAAGTATACTGCATTTTTTAATCCAGTATTAATAGAATGGAGTGATAGATTAGTTAAGTTTGATGAAGGGTGTTTAAGTTTCGAAGGCGAAAGTCTTATTGTAGAAAGACCTGAATGGATTAAACTTGAATGGCAAGATCACAAAGGAAACAAAAGTAAAAAAATATTACATGGAATTAGTGCTAGAGTATGTTTACACGAATACGACCACTTAAAAGGCATTACATTTCATCAACGAATTAATAACACTAATATAACGGAAGATTTATTATATGTTAAGACCTAATCCAGAAATAGAATTAATTGTAGAAAAGGCTAGTGAGTTTGCCGCCAAATACGGACACAGTTATGTTACTGTTGAACATTTATCACTTGCATTAATTAACTACAAAAACTTTAGAATTATGCTTGAAGAGTTTGGTGCTGACTTTGACGGACTTAATGATTCATTTGTTAAGTATCTTACTGACAACCAATTTGGTAAAAAAGCAAAACAAGGCGAAGAAGTTAGACTTCTTAGAACACACGCATTAGAAAGAGTTTTTAATAGAGCATATACTCAAGTACTATTTGGTGGTAGAGAACATATGCAAACTATAGATATCTTTTTAAGCATCTATGCAGAAGAAAAAGGCTATTCAATTTACTTGTTTAAAAAGTTTGGTGTTAATAAAAAAGATTTAGTAGAATTCTTTAACGAAACATATGTACATGATAATCCATACAGTGGAGAACTAGGCAGAGAAGACGCTGAACGTACACTAACAGAGTATTGTACAGATTTAAACAAACTAGCAGAAAAAGGTGAAGTTGATCCTGTAATAGGTAGACAACATGAAATTGATGAACTATGTCAGATACTAGGTAAAAGAAACAAAAGTAATGTATTACTAGTTGGTGATCCTGGTGTTGGTAAAACTGCTATTGCGGAAGGACTAGCAGGTAAAATTGTTGCTGGCGAAGTTCCACAATATTTAAAAGAAGCAACAATTTATAGTTTAGATATTGGTGGTCTAGTTGCTGGTTCTAAATATAGAGGCGAGTTCGAAGAAAAAATTAAAGATGTATTTGAAAGTTTACAAGCAAAGCCTGGTAGCATTGTGTTTATTGATGAAGCACATACAATGAGAGGTGCAGGTGCTACAAGTGGTAGTGGTCCTGATTTTGCACAAATGGTTAAGCCTTATATTACTAGAGGACTAAGAGTTATTGCAAGTACAACTTGGGAAGAATACAACACAAGTTTTGAAAAAGATAGAGCATTGATGAGAAGGTTTTATAGACTTACTATTGATGAGCCAACTCCAGCAGTTGCAAAAGATATTTTAGTTGGACTTAAAAAATATTTTGAAGAATACCATACTGCTAAAATTACAAAAAATGCCATCGAATCGGCAGTTGATTTAAGTGTAAGATATCAAACAGACAAGAGATTGCCTGATAAAGCAATTGACTTAATTGATAGTGCTTGTGCTAAACAAAGACTATTAAACAGAAGTAATTTTACAATTAACAAGCCAAACATACTAGAAGAATTAAGTAAAGCAGTTAAGATTCCTGTTGATCAATTAGGTAGTGCTAGTAGTGGTGTTAAAGTAGAAGAGAATTTAGAAACAATTGAAGGTAAAATTAAAACAGGATTGTATGGACAAGACAAAGCAGTTGATACAATTATGGATAGAGTTACAGTAACAAGAGCAGGACTTAAATCACATAGTAAACCTGTTGGAAGTTATTTGCTAGTAGGACCTACAGGTACTGGTAAAACAGAACTTGCTAAACTATTAAGCGAAAACTTACATATGAAACTTCTACGTTTTGATATGGGAGAGTATCAAGAGAAACACACAGTTGCAAGACTGATTGGTGCACCTCCAGGATATGTAGGATACGAAGATGGTAACTTGGGTGGAGGTTTACTTGTAAGTCAAGTAGAGAAAGATCCTAATGCCATTATATTGTTTGACGAGATTGAAAAAGCACACCCAGATGTAACAAACGTATTGTTAAGTTTAATGGACGAAGGATTTGTTACAAGTACAAATGGTAAAAAAGCAGATGCTAGAAACTGTATTGTATTAATGACAAGTAACTTAGGTGCAAAAGAATCTGAGAAAAGAGGCATTGGGTTTGGTGCTAGTGAAGAAAATGCAGAAGCAAGTACTGAAGAAGTTAAAAAGTTTTTTGCTCCTGAATTTAGAAACAGATTAGATGGTACTATTAAGTTTAATAAACTTGATAAGAGTATTATGCGTAAAATTGTTATTAAGTTTATTGATGAAATAAATGAACTAATGATTGAAAAAGGTTTACATATTACTATTAGCGAAAGTGCAGTAGAAGAACTTGCTAAAAAAGGATACGAACCTAGTATGGGTGCAAGACCTTTAAAACGTGTAATTGAAAATGAAATTAAGATACCATTGTCTAAGTCTATTATTAGAGACAAGCCAATTGCAGGAACTAATATTATATTAAAATACGAAGATGATAAGTTTACTTTTGAATACAAACCAGAAGAAGTTATTGTCGACAAGTTAGCACATAATCCTGGTGTTGACGAAGATGGCTTAATAGTTTTAGACCAATTCAAACCAAAAGTACAATAGACATATTTCATTAAGATAAGTATTAGTATGACTAGTACTAGTGAAAGATTATTCTATAATCAGTATCAATACCGCATTAGGTTTATGTTAAGACGAGGCGGATCGTTGCTACGAAGTATCTATCGATATAAAGATGTAAATCATATACTATCTACACTCGATGATTTTAGAAATAGAGAACTTGAGTACAAAAATACTTCTAAAGGTTTTCATTCAAATGGAGACAGTCTTTGGACTTTAGATAATAAAGAAGTTGAAGACTTATTATCTTTGTTTGTGTATAGAGAAAATTTTGATAATCTAGGCAAAGTTAGAGTTGAATGTCCTAATGTAGACTTTTATTCTAATAATGAAGATTATATAAAACGTGCTGAAGATATTGGTATAGAAAATTTAGAAATTACTAGGAGTCTTACTGAAGAGCCTAATACTATTATTACTGAAAAACTACCATACGGCGTATACAATTTAAAGTGTATGACAAAATATTGTTGGGTAGCAGATGATGTTGTAGTAGCATTACTAAATTATCAAGACTCTGGGGAAATTAAGTTTCCATGGACTTGGGAAACAAGAAGAATGTATACAAATCACAACAATGTATATAGACAAGAAAAACCCTTGCCAGAGTACATTTATGCTTTAAACGAAGATAGCCTTACTATGCTTGGCTTAATAGCAGGTAACGTAATTAATACAATATACTCTTACAAGATAGCATAAATAGTTACATAATTAGGAATATAACATGACAACAACATTAATCACAACTACAACACATGGTGCCGCAAATGGTAATTATGATGGATCAGCAACTTCATTTTTTAGTGAAAAGAGTGCAGGTGATGGTTATTACGGATATACAGATGGTGTACACACTGTTGCAGGATTTCCAAATGCATTTGTTGGAACTATTACATTCCAAGGAACGTTAGCACAAGATCCAGCATCAACTGATTGGTTTGATATTCCAGGTATCACAATTGGTAATGGTGCAACTACAGTCAGCGATGCAGTAACAGGTAACTTCACAGGTAACTTTGTTTGGATTAGAGCTAAAGTAGAAAACTTCACAGCCGGAACAATTACAAAAGTACAATTCAATTATTAAGGGTTTCAATTGTCTAAAGAACACAAGTTTAATGAAACAGAGATTTCATTAATTAAAAACAGCCACGTTAGTTTCATGGTTCCGTGTTACGGAGGTGCTGTCTTTGAAAATTTCTTTGTTAGTTTTAGTAGACACATTATCAATATGAATGGAAACGGTTTAAGATTTTCATTAGAAACTATTGCTAACGAAAGTTTAGTTACTAGAGCAAGAAACAATCTTGTTGCAAAGGGAATGGCAAATCCTACTGCAACACATCTAATGTTTATTGATGCTGATATTGGATTTGAAACATTAGATGTTTATAAATTAATAGCCTCTGATAAAGATGTTATAGGTGGCTTATACCCTAAAAAGAATTACCCAGTACAATATGTAATTAATACTATACCAGGCGAAGAACAACAAGAATCAGGCATACAAGAAGTACACGATATTGGTACTGGCTTTTTATTAATAAAAAGACACGTTATAGAAATGATGTTTCAACGTTATACAGATTTAAAGTATAAAAATTCTTTGAATCTGGATACTAAATTTGAGCCATTTATGTATGCCCTATTTGATACTTGGCTATTACCCGATGGCAACTATTTAAGTGAAGACTACACATTCTGTAAACGTTGGAAAGATATGGGTGGTAAGATATTTGCACACAATGACGTTAGATTAAGGCATTCGGGTTACCATACGTTCCGTTAGCATTCACATAAATACACTATATAGGAGCAAGTATGAATCATTTAGTAGTTTATCCAGGTAGATTTCATCCTTTTCATAAGGGCCATGCTAGTGTATATAATGCATTAGTAAAGAAATTCGGTGCGGATAAAGTATTCATATCAACAAGTGATAAAGTTGTTCCACCTAAAAGTCCTTTCTCATTCGAAGAAAAGAAAAAGATGATGATGCTTACAGGTGTTCCTGAAAGTGCTATTATTCAAACTAAAAATCCATACCAAGCACAAGAACTTGTTTCAAAGTATGATCCTGCAGATACTATATTAATGTTTGCAGTGAGTGAAAAGGATATGGCTGAAGATCCACGTTTTACATTCCAACCTAAAAAAGATGGTAGCCCTAGTTACTTTCAAAAAGCAGGTAAGGATATGCAGTCATTAGATAAGCATGGATATATTGTTGCAGTACCTACTTTAAGTTTTAAAGTATTAGGTAAGCCAATGAAAAGTGCAACAGAATTTAGAAGTAATTTTGCAAAAGCAGATACTGACACACAAGAGAAAATGATTACAGATTTATTTGGAAAATATGATCCTAGTGTACACGAATTAATGACAGCCAAAATTACAGAAATGGCAGATTTGTATAACAAGTATCCTGTTTATAAAAAAGTTCCAGAAGCCGCAGGTGTTGGTATTGTTACAAAACAAAACGCAACTAAAGATAGCCCTGTAGGCAGTGAATATGACAACGTAAAGAAATTAAAATTAAGTAGTAAAAGTAAAAAGCCGTACATCTCTAGAATGATGGAAGTAACAAAAGCAATAAAAGAGTTAAAAGAAGCAAAGGCGCTAACAGTTCAGGATTCCATGAAGATCAATAGTAAACTAGAACAGTTGAAAGCAGTAGTTCAAATACATAACAACACAAAGATTGTTGAAAGCCTGTATGCATTAGACAAAGAAGACATTATGAACAGTGAAGTATTAGTTCAAGGTGTTGGACGTTATAGCATTAAGTCATTAATGGCAAATGTTCATAGCAAGTTACAAGACTTGTCCGATGAAGCAGGTAAAAATGAACCAACTAATTTTAAAAATATCAAAAGTAAACTAGACAGCGGAATATTGCAATTAATGGTTAAGTCGTTGGAAGATGCTTTTAATCAAATCGAAAATACTAGACGTGCAGGTGGTAAAGCCAGTCAAGGTATTCCTAAAAATGTTTTTGATAGTTTTGAAACAGATTTAAGGGAATCATGGCAAAAAAGAAAATTGACGAAAAACAATACTGGACAAAATTAAAAAAGAAGTCGCCTAAATACCCAGACTTTACTTGTCCTAGTGTAGACGATATACTAGAACGTATTGCAAAAGTTCAAAGTAAACAAAAATTATCACAGTGGCAACACAAATTGATAATAAAGAGAATGGAAGAGTTAAGAACAGACAATGAACAGTTGAGAGAAAGTGGCAGATACTGGCACGAAACTTGTAAAACAACAGTTGAAGATATGTTTGACCTTAACAAAGAAAGTAAATGGAAGAAAAAATAATGTCTTATTCGTGGTTAAAAGAATATTCAAATGACAGTGTACCTGTTACACAAGGTGACTTGAATAAACTTGAAGACTATGCTGACAAGTTATTTTCTAAAGTTGGTGTAGACGTAGAGTTTACTAGACACTTTCTTGATAGAGTAAATGATACTCGTAACCAAAAACAAATTAATGTTGCAGAACTTATTAGAATCTTTAAGCAAGAGTACAAGTACTACGGCAAAAAGATTGCACAACTAGGTCCAGATGCAGAAGCAGTAATGAAAGATATGAGAACAGATGTTAACATACCATTTGCTTTACGTTGGGATAGTGCTAATAACGAACTAGATCTCATTGCTAAAACTGTGATGCGTAAGAAAGATTTTAAAACTAGTAATCCTGAATTTGCAGTAGAAGAATTTAGTTGGACTGAAGCAGAAGAAGATAACACTAAAGAATGGCAAAAGATGTATGGCGATTATGCAGAGACAAACATCTTTGAAGACTTGGCACCCGAGTCTGAATTATATGTAGATATGGACGGCGTACTTGCAGACTTTTTTGGCGAGTGGGCTAAACTAATGGGTGTGGACAGTTGGCGTAATATTAAAGACATTGATTCAGCATTAAACAAAATTAAACAACAGCCTAACTTTTGGATTAACTTACCAATGACAAGTAATGCTTTACAACTATTAAGTGCCATTAAAGCATATAAAGGCAAATATAATATATTAAGTGCTCCATTAGCCGGCGATAAAAATAGTGTCCCACAAAAGAAAGAATGGATTAAAAAGAATTTAAGTTCTTTCCCACCACAAAAAATTATTATAGATCCTAACAAATCTAAATATGCTAAACAACCAGACGGAACACCAAACGGTTTAATTGATGACTATGGTGATAATATTCGTAAATGGGAACAAGCAGGCGGTATTGCTATTAAACATAATAACAAAAACATAGATAGAACTATATCTAAATTGGATTCAGAAATTAACGAAGATCCATTCCATGATATTAGTAGATTTATTAACAGAATAACTTCACCAAAATCATACAAATATGCAGTAGAATTGTTACATAAAATTCTACAACGTAAAGAACAAGAAGATGGTAAACTAAAACATAGTTTAGGTTACTATGCTCAATCAGTAGCAAATACTATTAAAGGTGCTGATTGGCGTAATATAGTAAAATTATATATTAAGCAGTATGGCGATGAAGCCGTTTTACAAGACGACGTGATAAAAGAAAACGGTATAATTACAGATCAAAATACTACTGATGATGTTAAACCGGGAGAAACACAACGACAAGCATTAAAATTTGGAAATAAGATAGATAAAAAAGGTAGTCCGCCGTTACTACACACATCAGCGGCGAAAAACAGTGACCCTAACACATTAAGCAACTTAGGTATAGGGAATAAATAATAAGACAAGGAGACTTGTTATGGATTATCAAGATAGAGTACAATGGATCGTCGAGGAACTAGATAGTTTATTAGAAGATTTTACAGGAAAAGAAAAACCTGGAAGTCGCCCAGGCAGTTTAAAACGCAAAGCGGCACAGTACTTAGGCAAAGGTGCTGGCGATAAGTTAAGTAAAACAGATTTAAAAAACCTTAGAGCTAAAGCAAATCATTTAAAAAAAAGTTCTAAGAAAAGTGAGAGAGACAGAGGCAACCAATTAGCAAAGCAAGTTAATTTTGCATATAACTTTAAGGTAGCCGAAGATAAAAACAATGAGATTATTTGAATTAGAACAAAAAGCATTAACGGAAGAACAGTTTGACGAAGCGGCTGGTAAAAAGGACGCTTGTTATCATAAAGTTAAATCACGTTATAAAGTTTGGCCCAGTGCCTATGCCAGCGGTGCACTAGTTAAGTGTAGAAAAGTTGGTGCGGCTAATTGGGGTAAAAGTAAAAAGTAATGAGAGCATCTGAATTTATCAGTGAAGACCTAAGAGCATGGTTCGGCAAAGGCAAGAAGGGCGGAGCCGGAGGTGGTGGTTGGGATCGCTATAATACTAAAGGCGAACGTATTGGTAAATGCGGAGATAGAAGCAAAGGTGAAGGCAAACCTAAATGCTTGTCTAAATCACGTGCGGCTAGTTTAAGAGCCAAGGGCGGTAAAAAAGCAATCGCGGCGGCTGTTAATAAAAAACGCAGAGATGATCCAAAAAAGAATCGCAAAGGCAAAGCGAAAAACGTTTCTAATAAAGTTAAAAAATAGTTCTTGACTTTATGATCAAAATTATGTATTATACAAGCATAAGGAAAACAATCAAACATGGCGCATAAAGACGACAAATATACCAAAGACGGTAAAAAGATCGACTGGATAAAAAACAGACCTTCAGCACCTAATTACTATAAACATAGATTCATTAATGATGGTGTTACTGCATGGCAAATGCCTGACCCATCACAAGAAGATATTATGTGTGAGTTACAATTACAAGCCATTGGCGACTTTGCTCCTTTAGATATTACAATAGATGAAAGTTTATTTAGAAAAGAATTAAAACAATACGAAGATAAATGGGTACCTTACTTAAGACGTGAAGGGGTTACTAATGATAGAGAAGGATTATTGTTAGTAGGTGCTGAAGGAGATTCAGTAGGAGATAGTTTAAGTATGCCTGAAGTTAGAAAACGTTTAGGCGAAATACCAGGTAAACGTCTTTTAGAAACAGATTTATGTTACCCAACAGAAGCATTTCATAATTTAACTGCCTTATACCCAATAACAAAATACTTTGATAAGTTAGGCAGATCCATGCTAGTAAAATTAAACAAAGGCGGTTGGTTCCCACCACATAGAGATACACCACAATTAAGCAGAGATTGTTTTAGAGTGGTAGGCTTCTTAAGTAGAAGTTGTGGGCATGGTGGATTTATGTGGGAACATGATTATAGACCTGTACAAATAGAACCTATGCGTTGTTATTATGCAGATACAAGAAAAACTCATAGAACCGCGGCATTTGATTCCGATATTATTCATTTAGTAATTAACGTTCCTAAAACTTGGGAAAACGTATTAAAATTATTAAGTATCACCGAACATCATTAATTACATAAATACTAGTATGAAAATTTGGGAAATAACATCAATAGACGACAGTGTAACCGAAGACGCAACACCGGGTGCTACAGATAGTGGTGCAATGGCTGGAGCGGCTGTGGCATTTCCATTGTTTGGCGATCCTAAAAAGGCTCGTAAAGCAGTAGATCCATACGGATATACAACGCCTAAGGGTAAAAAGAAGACTAAATTCCCACCATACACTAAAAAAGTTAAATCAATATTCGCATAATCCACTGTTTAAGTATAGTGTATTAATGTCTATTGGTGTTAATATAAGATAGTTTATTTGTTCATAAAGAATAAATACAACATAGTACAAAGAAATTGGAGTTATTATGAGAGCAAAACACTTTAAAAAGAAAATTAATGAAGATGTGTCCTCTGACGCCAAATTAATGGAATTAGACCACGAAGTAAACATGGCAAAAAGCGATTTGTATAAAATCGCCAAGTATGCTATTGAACTTCATAAAATCTTACAAAATGTATCCGAAGAACAAGGCCTTGAAGGCTGGGTACAGGCAAAAATTACAAAATCGGCAGATTATATGAGTAGTGTTAAACACCACTTAGAATACAAGGAACCAGGTGATGATGTTCAAATCGTTGCGGTACCTGCCGAACAACCTCAGGCTGAGATGCCAGCAATTCAACCACAAGAGTCAATCAAGGAAGAGTAATATGTCAGAAGATTTTGCAACACTAGTATCTAAACTTAATGAAATGTCAGAAGATAATTATCAAAAAGAAGAAGAAGTAACAAAAGAAGTTGTTACTGAATCTGCAAATGATATGCGTGGCATATTAGACAAGTTTAATACAGTTACAGAATCTAACATATTAGCACAAAAAGGCAATGTCAAAATGGTAATGACTGAAAGTCATACAGACCATTTTAACGTTGATGTTATGATCGATGATGATGTTGTTGCTAGTGGTCAATATGACAGACTAGATAATGCATATACAATCGATAGCGATGACTTTACTAGTGCTGACGAAGTATTAGAAGCATTCGCACAAACGGCACATGAAGAAGGCAAAGAGTTTAAAGAATCAGAAGTTGTAGCAGAAGCAACACCTGATGAAGCCTATGTTCATAATATGTTTGAAAAAGCATCAGCAATGATTAATTCATTGGAAAAAGTATTTAGACAAGATGGTTTAATGATGAAGAAGATTGATGCTATTGGTGGTGACACTAGTTGTTGCAATCGTATAGCAGAAGCTCTGTCAGATGCATATGAATCATTAGAAGATGGTCACTATGATGCAATGGCACATATTCATAACGAAAGTAAATTAAAAGCAGAACTAGAGGCGGCTTTAAATGAAGAGCCTGTAGAAGAAGAAAAGAAAAACTGCGGTTGCGGACAAGATCCGTGTGTAACATACGGTGAGGAAAAAAGCAATGAAAGTGAATGATATCAATTCTAATAAATTAGAATCTCGTAAATTTTATAGTGAAGAAGAACTAGCAGAATTATTTGGTATAGGTAAAAAAGAAACACCTGTTAAACAAAGTGATGCTTTTAAAGTTTTACAAAATATTGAAATGAGAAAATCAGGAACACATCCTGTAAAATTCAGTGATGGTTACACAGTTGATATTGATCCAATAATTGCAAAAAAAATTAATGCCTGGGTAGCAAAAAGAGATAAGAAAGATCAAGCAGGTGCAGAAGGTTTAGTACGCAGTTGGGAAGGCTTTCAAAAGATTGCTAAAGTATTAGGTATACAAGATAAACTTCCAGTTCCAAGAACTGTTGAAGATACCAATGAATCAGAAAAGCGTTGGAAACAAACTAGTATGTCTCCAGCAGAAGCAGAAAAAGAATACGGTAAAGAAAACGTAAAAGTTAAAAAAGGTGCATTGCGTAATGGCGATGACATGGTAGAAGTATTTGTTGAAGATACAAACGAAGAATTAAATGCTATTTTATCATTAGCAGGTATTAGCACAATGACACCAGTACAGGCGATTGTTGCAGAATCTAAAGAAGAAGTAACAGAAATGAACAAGTATGGTATTTCGGCTGTACATAAAGGCGGAAAGTTTTATGCATTTAGACATGGTAAAATGGTCGGTGGACCTTTTGATACTATGCAAGAGTTACAAGACTTCCAACTAAAAAGTATTGAAAACGAATCATATGATATGACACCAGGTGGTCAAGTTGAGTATGAATTTACAAAAGCAGATTTCCTTGCTAACGAAGATGAGAATATGCATACTGAAAATGCAATGGAACTTGTAGCAAAGTTTGGTACTGAAGAAGAAATTAAACGCATGGAAATGATTATGACTGCACACAATACACGTGGTCACATTGAGCCTGCTGAACAAGAAGAACGTGATAGTTATGTTAGAAAATACTATCCAATGTTAGAAGATACTGTAGAAGAAGTAGCAAGTCCAGAAGAACAAGCACAGCCAAGCAGTGTTGCTATGGACACATTAAGATTGATTGTTACTAACAAACAAAATATGCCAGTTAAGTTTGCAGATGGTCAAATGAAAGTTGACTTATATACTGCAAGTGCTATTACACAAGTATATGATAAAGTTAACGACGCTAATAAACAAAAGATGCTTAATATGTTAGGTACTAAAGAAGGTATGGTTAAATTAACTAACCTTGTGTTTGGTATGCTAAACAAAAAAGAAAGCATTGGTGAAGGACTAGAACAAGATTTAGTTGATATGTACAAAGGCGATGGCGAAGCAGGTCTTGCCGATTATATTATCACACACTTAGGTGTAGATGAAAAACAATTTGAAAAAGAATTTGAAAAAGCCGGAAATGCAATGAAGTTTATTAAAAACTTCGTAGCAAAACAAAATGAAGGTAAGAGTCCACATAAAAAAGGTACTGCAAAGTATAAGAAGCATATGGCGGCAATGCACGCCGAAAGTTTAGAAATTTCCGAAGATGCATACAATCGTATTGAAGCATTTAGAGATAGCAGATTACAAGAACTATCATCTACAGAATCAGATGAGGTTAAAGGAATATTAGAAGACTTTGAAAAAGACGAAGTTAAAATAATATTAGACAAACATGATGTTAAAAGTATAGACGATATAGAACTTGGTTCTGAAGTTTATGAAGAATTATTTGCATATTATATGGATTCAGGTGAAATGCCATACGGTGTAATGAAAGCCAGAACTGGTATGCCAGATGAATGGATTGCAGATAGATTAGACGATTTAGGTCTTTTAGAGCAAAACATTGAAAGCAATAACGTATTTAATAATTTACAAGATGTAAAAAGAACAAGTGAAGGTGAAGAGAACATGGCACAAGCAAAGGCTATGAGAGGTTCACAGTTTACAGATAAACAAATTAAAATGGCATTTGGTATTTTAAACGATCCAAAGTTTAAAGGTGGTAACTATAGTGGAGCAGTTGAAGTTATTAACAAAGTTGCACCAGGTTTAGCAGATCATCCATCAGTAGAGTGAATGCTGTGATGCTCCATTAGACAATTATCAAAACGAATTAGGTATTTGTAGTGATTGTGGAGAACACGCCGGTGCTCATAATGTTGATGAATCAGTTGATATCAATACAGGAAAACCAGTACCTAAAACTAATTTTATGGGCGTTAATGTAAGAAGTAAAGAAGATAGAATTAGAGATAAAGAAACACAAATTGCACTAGCAAAACGTAACGCACCTAAAAGTGGATTGAAAGCAAAAGATGTTCCACAGTTAGAAAAAGAACTTGCTGATCTTAAAAATGAAGGGTATGCAAGATTACCTGATATGCCTGAGAAGTATGTAGCAAGAGATGGACTAGAAGGTCCTATTATGACACGTTCAGGTAAAGTTGTTTACTACGATAACGTAGAAGGCAAATACTATGATCCAGACACAGATATGTATTTGACATACGATGAATGGAAAGCATATGATTTCATAGGCTGGCAATTACCAATTAAACAAGAAGACGAAGTTATGGAAGAAAAATTAACTGTAACAATGGCAGACATGAAGTTAAACACTAAAGCATATCAAAATCTTTTAAAAGGCGACGAAAAGTATATTGCTGATAAAGAATTGATGAAACACATTTTAGCAAATGGCGGTAGAGAAAAATTAGCCGCAAGTTGCAATTATGAAAGTGCTGAATTAGACCGTTTAAAGCATCTGTCAGGATTGTAATAGAATGTCCTTTAAGGACACAAACTACGCCGCCTTAGATTATTGTCAAAATTGCGGACATGGATCACATTGCGGAGGTTCTTTATGGAAAGAAGTAATAGACTATCCGTCCGAACAACCAAAAGAATACAGACAAATAGAAGTTTGTAAACATTGTAGATGTAAAAAATGCTTAACGAACGACAACAAAGTATCTTAAACAAAACTTCTCCTACACTCATCATTAAAAATTTTATATCTGAACCAGAACAGATACACTTACTAAACATACACAAAGATAGACCAGATTCTGAAAAAGTATTTAAGAATACAGGTCCTATTGCTAGTAAGTTACCACATAAAGACGACGGACACTTCCAAAATATAATGAGTAGAGTTGAAGACGTACTTCGTACAAAAGTAAAACCATTCGGTGGTAATTACTTCACTGTACGACATCCACATATACTACACAATGATGTACCACACGACCATAATATTATACCTGGTAAGTGTATAGTATTACCATTGGAAAAAGTATATACAAAATATCAATTTCCTATGTTAGATGACGCACAGTTTTATATCTTTGATCAAATGTATTTTGATCGTCCAGTTAAACATATGAAGATGTTTATAACTTACATGAAGACAATAGACTACCTGACACAAAAACAGGACATATGAAAGATGAGTGGCTAGAAGGATTTAGTGTTGAATCTGCTTGTAATTGGGTACCAGGTGATGCTATTATATTTGATTGTGCTAGACTACATTGTGCTAGTAACTTTATGGATAATGGTATAGAAGAAAAAACCGGATTAAGTATCTTTACGGAGTATGCATAATGATATTCACGTTTGGAGATAGTTGGACTGCAAAATGGCAAAGTTATAAACCATGGCCCGCACTATTAGATAAACCAAGTAAAAACTTCGCCGCGGCTGGTTCTAGTAATAAACAAATACTTGACCAAGTATGCGAAGCAAGTTTAGATTATCCAGACGAAGACGTAGAAGCAATTATAGTTGCATTTACAAGTATCAATAGAATGACTGTTAATATTAGTGTTAACAGTGAATTGTGTATATCAGACCATCCAGATCCTTGGTATGCAGATGTACAACAAAGAGTATTTGATGATGGAGTAACATTAAAAAATGTTATGGAATATTCATTATACAACTTTCACGCAATTGAATGCGTGGCAAAACAAACTTGGGATTGTGACGTGTATTTTATACCTGTCTTTGAAGATGACGATTATTGGAGGAAACAAGAACCTTTTTTACAATACAGCCTAATAAACTTATTGCACTTTGAAGAAAAGCAAAAGTATTTCATGTATAACTGTCCTGTGTATGAATTAGGGTATATGCAAGATCCTAATGAACTTGGACAAGCATGGTTAGATAAGAACTGTGATAGTAATTGGCGTAAAGCACACTTTGAAAGAAGTGATTATACTTTAAATAGTAACTTATTTGACAATACACAACACCCTAATCAACGAGGACACGAGATACTAGCAAATTATTTTAATAAAGTTTTGAGCTAAATACTAATATGAAATACAAAGATATATTACCAGTCAACGAAGGTGTACAATATCACCAAACAAATAAGATCCCGCTTCACGAATCAATTTTTCGTTTAGGCAGTGACGAATACTTTCAAATGTTTAGAGATGCAAGGAAACTATATGCAGAAGGTAAGTTAAAAGACTTACATCCATATGATGAAGAAATACTTCGCGATACATTGCTTGGAGAGTGGGAACAGTTAAGAGTAGGTAATGTGCCTTTGGATATGATTATCAGCGAAGAGAATCATCAAGCATTCTTAGAAGCAGAGTATCAAGGCAAAAAAGTAAGTTTAAATAAACCTAAACGTGGTGGCAGTAAAAAGTTTTATGTGTATACAAAAAACAAAAAAGGCAATGTTATTAAAGTATCCTTTGGTGCCGACAGCGGTGGCGGAAAATTAGCAGTTAAGTTAAGAGATCCAAAAGCAAGAAAAGCCTTTGCAGATAGACATAATTGTGATCAAAAGAACGACAAAACTAAAGCAGGTTATTGGAGTTGCCGTTTACCACGTTATGCAAAAAGTTTAGGATTAAGTGGTGGCGGAACTTGGTGGTAATGCTTTTCCTTTTGTAGAGGAAAACCTTTCAAAAAATAGACGAATTAGAATGTTCCCAGAAACTGTTTGGGAAGAAGATTTAGTGTGGCACAGAGATGCTGAAGACCGTACTATTAAAGTTATTAGTAGCAATGGTTGGAAATTGCAAATGGACAATGAACTGCCTAAGGACTTAATAATAGGCGAATCGCATTTTATTCCTAAAAAAGAGTATCATAGGGTAATCAAAGGCGAAGGTGAATTGATTGTAGAAATAGTATCTGATTAAGATAAATAGTTTATATTATAGGAATACACAATGAGAGCAAGACAGTTTTTAAAAGAATATACAGATTTAAGTACTGCTAAAGCAGAAATACTTAAAAGTATCAATGCCATTGACCCGGACACAAAAGATGAAGATGCCCGTGCAAAAGCAGAAAAAGTATTAGATAAGATTTACACTGTTCTTAATAAAAACTCAGTGCTAGACAGATTCACATCAGTACTACCATCCATACTTAAAGATGAATACAACGATACGCAGATAATGAAAATTGCCGGTGAAATTGCGAAGGCGCCATTATCCTATGCTGAAAAAATGAAGTTCACAGAAAATCTAGCAAGTAATAAAGTAATCAATGCCAAAGTATTAGTAACACCAGGTACATATACTATTGATAAATTATGTTATGATAGTTCACTTAACAAAGAAGTATTTTTACATTTAAGAAGTTACGGTGTTGGACAACAAATGAAAGGTCCAATGGAACACGCATTGGCAATTTTAAGTTCAGGTATTAGTATTAAAGGTAAAGGTGATGTTACAGTAGGTACTACTCCTGTAGAAGTTAAAGCGGCAATTGGTGAGAAAAAAGGTTCAGGCGGTGGACGTTTTGGTGAAGCCGGTGAAGTTCCAGGTAGAGAGGCTATGATTGCCATCATACAATCATACGAATGGTTAGCAGGTCCTGTTAATGAATACCTAGAAGGACAAGCAAGTCTAAACGTTGAGAATTTTACAAAAATTGTTAATGCCACAGGTGCAGAACCGAGTGAACGTAAAAAACTTGGTGATGAGATATTTGGCAAAATCTTCCCAGGCAAGTCAGGACAAATTGTTTCAGTATTCCAAAATAAAAACGCAGACCCCAATGAAGTTAGAAAAGCATATATCAAAGCAAACTTTGATTGGTACAAAGATTCAGACATGGGCGGTGCTTGGCAAGTACTAGTAGGAATTAGTATGGCAGATAACTCCGTGGGAGTTATGAAGGATTCTAGCGATTTCGATAAAGTTGCTACTGCTAAAAAGAACCCAGCAATCATTACCACTGGTAAACCAATGGAAATGTTATTCCAATTTAATCCAAAATTATCATAATTATAGGTTGACAACCAGTCAACAATATTGTATTATAGTAACAATATATCAATAATATCCAACGGATAAAGGAGTTCAAATGAGTGCAGATAAAGTATTCAATCCTGAAGAAAAAGCAAAATTGACTCAGGTAATTAATGAAGGCATTAGTGTAATGCAAGAAGTTGAAGATCTAAACGAAGGTCTTTCGGATACTGTTAAAGCGATTGCAGAAGAAATGCAAATCAAACCAGCAGTATTAAAAAAAGCAATCAGAACAGCCCACAAAGGAAACTTTCAAGAGAATGCAGATGACTATGGTAGCATGGAGAATATCCTTGCAACAGTAGGAAAAATTGGCACCACTGGATCTAACTAGTGGAAAAGATTAAAGCATTTTGGGTAAATTCATACAAAAGCGATAAAACGGCTTTTGGATTTGAATTAGTAAGTTTTGTGTTTACAGTTGGCGCAAGTTTAACTTTGGCTTTTAATGCCAGAGATCCTAATATGCTAATTGTATATCCTGGATTTTTCGTTGGATCATTAACACAATGTTATGCAAGTGTTCGCAGAGGAGCGGCTTGGGTAACAGTATTAACATTCTACTTTAGTTGTGTAAACGTATTTGGATACGGTATCGCGGCAGGGTGGTGGTAACAAATAGAGGACATTTATGAAAGAAGGATTTAGAATCCCTTTAACTAAATTTAAAGTCAGACAAGGTGATGTTGTTTTAGAACAAGGTTGTAGTTTTGATGAAGGTGAATGGATTGAAACAACTACAGACGATTACTTTAAAGATAAACGTGTAGTATTGTTTAGTTTACCTGGAGCATTTACTCCAACGTGTACTAGTACACAGTTACCAAGTTTTGAAGAAAACTACGAAGACATTAAGAAAATGGGCATCGATGAAATTTATTGTTGTTCAGTAAATGATACATTTGTAATGAATGCTTGGGCAGAAGTACTAGGTATTAAAAATGTAAAAGTTATTCCAGACGGTAGTGGAAACTTTACACGTTTTATGGGTATGCTTATTGGCAAAAACCATAGAGGGTTTGGAAACAGAAGTTGGCGTTATATGGCTATCATCAACGACGGAGTTGTTGAAAAATGGTGGCAAGAGCCCGGTATTAACAATGATGGAACAGATGATGATCCATATATTGAAACAACACCAGAGAACGCAATAGAATATCTTAAGGCACAATAATTGTATAGGGGTAAAAACACCCCTATCACTCAGGCATATTATGGCAGAATATTATAAGGCAGAAGTAACAAGAGGCACACAAAAAGCAACAATTTATTTGTATGAAGAAACATATCCAAAAATAATGGAAACGGTTGACATTTTATACAAAGATGCTAAAATGGATGCAGTTGTACTAGAAATGGTAGATAAAAATGAATACGACAGAAACCGCTAAACCACATCAGTGGATAGCATGGACCGGAACTGCAATATTATTAATTGCGGCTACAATGGCAAGTTTTAATTTATATCCATGGTACAGTTATGCATTTACACTAGCAAATGCAATTTGGGTACTAGTAGGTATACTATGGAAAGAAAAGAGTTTAATTGTATTAAACGCAGGACTTACTGTAATATATATCGTAGGCATAATTGAAAATTTCATCGCTCAATAGAGCAAGTAACAAGGCTAGGTTGGCCATAACAACTAGGAAAAATATATGTACGTTGACGCACTCTTTGACAGAGACAAAGACTTAATTCAAATAGTCGAAAGAAACAAACACGGTAAACGAGAGTATCGTGATTATCCCGCAAAATATGTATTCTATTATGATGATCCGAAAGGTAAACATAAAAGTATTCACGGCAATCCTGTAAGTAGGATACAATGTCGTTCGATAAAAGATTTCCGTAGAGAAATTAAACTAGTTGGACAAAAGCGACTTTATGAAAGCGACTTTAATCCAGTATTCCGTATATTAGAAGAAAACTATCTAGGACAAGATGCACCTAAACTGCACACTTGCTTTTTTGATATTGAGGTTGACTTCGATAAGGAAAGAGGTTTCTCTCCACCTGATGATCCATTTAATCCTGTAACTGCAATTAGTTTATATTTGCAATGGACAGATCAACTTATTACGTTGGCTGTTCCACCTAAAGGAATGGACAAAGAAGAAAGCCAAAAGATATGTGACAAGTATGAAAACTGTTTTTTCTTTGAAGAAGAATCGCAGTTACTTGACACGTTCTTAACACTGATTGATGATGCAGATATTTTATCTGGTTGGAACAGTGAGGGTTATGATATTCCCTATCTTGTAAATAGAGTTAAACGTGTATTAAGTAAAGATGATACAAGACGTTTTTGTTTATGGGGTGCATATCCTAAGCCAAGAACATTTGAACGTTTTGGTGCAGAGACACTAACGTTTGACACTATTGGTAGAGTACATATGGATTATATGCAACTTTATCGTAAGTATACATATCATGAAATGCATAGTTACTCTTTAGATGCTATTGGTGAATATGAATTAGATGAACGTAAAGTTCAATACACAGGCACACTGGATCAATTATACAACAATGACTTTGAAAAGTTTATTGACTATTCAAGACAGGATACTGCACTACTAGATAAACTAGATAAGAAACTAAAGTTTATGGAGTTAAGTAGTGAACTTGCTCATGCAAACACAGTGTTACTACAAACAACAATGGGTGCAGTAGCAGTTACAGAACAAGCAATTATTAATGAAGCACATGAACGTGGACTAGTTGTGCCAAGTCGTAAAAGTAGAGATGAACTTGGTAACACACAGGCGGCAGGTGCTTATGTGGCATATCCTAAAAAAGGACTACATGACTGGATTGGTAGTATTGATATCAACTCTTTGTATCCTTCGGCTATTAGAGCCCTTAATATGGGAAATGAAACTATTGTAGGGCAATTACGTCCAGACTATACAAACACACACGTTAAAGATAGTATGGCGGCTAAAAAGTCGTTTGCAGATTCTTGGGAAGGTATGTTTGGTAGTATTGAATATGAACTAGTTATGGCACAAGATATTGATAAAGAGATTGTACTTGAATGGGAAAACGGATCTCATGATGTATTAACTGGTAAAGAAATATACAAGATGATCTTCTTAGAAGGTAAACCATGGATGTTAAGTGCAAACGGTACAATATTTAATTCAGAAGTTGAAGGTGTTGTTCCTGGACTATTAGCAAGATGGTATAGAGAAAGACAAGACATACAAAAAGTAAAAGCAGGTGCAAGTACTCCAGAAGAGAAAGCATTCTGGGATAAACGACAGTTGGTTAAAAAGATTAACTTGAACAGTTTGTATGGTGCTATTCTTAATCCTGGTTGTAGATTCTTTGATAAACGTATTGGACAAAGTACAACACTATGTGGCAGAGCGATTGCAAAACACATGGATGCATATGTTAATGAATGTTTAACAGGTGAATATGATCACAGAGGTAAAACTATTATATATGGTGACACTGACTCTGCTTATTTTAGTGCTTGGCCCGTGCTTAAAGATAAAGTTGAAAAGGGTGAACTAGAATGGAATAAAGATGTTGCTATTAAATTGTATGATCAAATTGCAGATCAAGTCAATGTCAGTTTTCCAGAGTTTATGAAAAAGGCTTTTAATTGTCCAAGAGATAATGGACAGATTATTGTTGGTGGCAGAGAAATGGTTGCCACTAAAGGATTGTTTATTACAAAGAAAAGATATGCAGTTCTAATCTATGACATGGAAGGTTACAGAACAGATACAGGAGATAGTCCGGGTAAAATTAAAGCAATGGGACTTGACCTTAAACGTTCGGATACACCTAAGATTGTACAAGACTTTTTAAGTGATATTTTACAAGGTGTACTTACTGGACTTGGTAGAGATGAAACACTTGAAAAAGTGAAATTATTTAAAGAAGAATTTATGTTACGCCCGGGTTGGGAAAAAGGAAGTCCTAGACGTGCAAATAATATGACAAAATTTCAAGCCTTGGAAGAAAGACTTGGAAGAGCAAATATGCCAGGACACGTTAGAGCAAGTATGAACTGGAATAGATTGCGTAAAATGAACAGTGATAGATATAGTGCTGAAATTAAAGATGGTGCTAAAGTTATTGTTTGTAAACTAAAAGCAAACCCGTTAGGGTATACAAGTGTCGCTTATCCAACAGATGAACCACACTTACCTCAATGGTTTAAAGACTTACCGTTTGATGATGGTGCTATGGAAAGTACTGTTATTGATAGTAAAATTAACAACTTGTTAGACGTATTGGAATGGAATCTAACGTTAGATTCTAATACTACAACAAAATTTAACGATTTATTTAGTTTTGAGTAGAAAGTACTTGACTTTGAACCTAAATACTAATATAATTGTAATATTAACTGATGGAGAATAATCTATGAAAGACTATCTAAATGACATTGTTCAGCATACACACAGTTTAGGCTTTATCGATTTGATTAAAGTAAACGGTACTGACGCTGAAACAAATATCGAAGGACTTGCAGATGACAGAAGTGTCATTGTACAAGCAAAATTCAAACAACCTTATGCAGAGTTCATGGGTACGTTTGGTATGCCTAATCTAAACAAACTAGCAATCTTACTTGGTATTCAAGAATATAAAGAAGATGCTAAAATTACGATTAGTAAACAAGAACGTAATGGAGTAGAAGTTCCAGTTGGACTATACTTTGAAAACGTTAGAGGTGACTTTAAAAACGACTATCGCTTTATGACAAGTGAAGTTATTAACGATAAACTTAAAACTGTTAAGTTTAAAGGCGTTAATTGGAACGTTGAGATCAAGCCAAGTGTTGCGGCGGTACAACGTTTAAAAATGCAGGCACAAGTACACAGTGAAGAAACAACTTTTATTGCTAAAACAGAAGATGGCAACTTGAAGTTTTACTTTGGTGATCATAGTACTCATGCTGGTAACTTTGTATTCCAACCAGATATTACTGGTACATTGAAACATGGTTGGCAGTGGCCCATTAATCAAGTAATTAGTATTCTAAGTCTTCCAGGTGAAGTTACTATGCGATTCTCAGATGAGGGTGCTAGTATGATTTCTGTAGACAGTGGAATGGTTGCTTACGATTATATCCTTCCAGCACAATCTAAATAAGAGGATCAGTTAATGAAGACTGACTTAACTAAAGAACAGAATGACTATGCAGTCTTTTTGCCGGCATTAAGTACATTCTATGCACTATTTGTAGGTAGGCAACGTAGGCACGAATATATTGATTATAATCGTGTTCCTAGTTTCTTGCAACATGGCGTAGAAAGTATTAACTGGTTGGCACCGGAAGGTATATGGAAATATAAATGGAGTCTACACTCGGCGGGTCATGCCAGTTTAGATTTACAAAAGGATATGTATCGTGAAGATATGTATCGTGTTCGTGATAAAAACACTAGTTGGTTACTAGGGGACTCAGGTGGTTTCCAAATTGGTAAAGGTAAGTGGGAAGGCGACTGGCGTAAAGACAGTGGTTGTCCACAAGCACAGAAAAAACGAGACGGTGTTTTAAAATGGATGGACAAGTTCATGGACTACGGAATGATTTTAGATATTCCGGCTTGGGTAAGTCGTTCCCCAGAAGGTGCGGCGGCAAGTAAGATTAGTTCATATCAAGAAGCAGTAGAAGGCACACAACAAAATAACGAATATTTCATTAAAAACAGAAACGGTAATTGTAAGTTCTTAAATGTATTACAAGGTGAGAACTTCCAACAAGCCGATGACTGGTATAATCAAATGAAACATTTCAGTGATCCTAAATTATATCCAGATGCACACTTTAATGGTTGGGCAATGGGTGGTCAAAATATGTGTGACTTACACCTAGCACTAAAACGTGTAGTAGAACTTCGCTTTGATGGTTTACTTGAGAAAGGCAAACAAGATGTTATGCACTTCTTAGGTACAAGTAAACTTGAATGGGCATTGGTACTAACGGCTATACAACGTGGTATTAGAAAAAATCATAATGAGAATTTTACTGTAACTTTTGATTGTGCAAGTCCTTTCTTATGTACTGCTAATGGTCAGATTTATACTGGACATAGAACTGTACAAGATGAAAAGTGGAGTTACTTGATGTCTAGTGCACCAGATGATAAAGCATATAGTACTGATACAAGACCTTATGATGATTTAGCAACAGATTTCTTTACTAAACAAGGAATGAATTGGATGCCTACTCCTATTACAAAAGGACTAAAAGTAAATGACGTTTGTATTTACAGTCCAACAGATGTTAATAGAATGGGTGTGTCTACTAAAACTAGTTGGGATAGTTTTGCATATGCACTTATGATGAATCATAATGTTTATACACATATTAATAGTGTACAAGAAGCAAATAGACAATATGACTCAGGCAATTATCCTAATATGCTTATTAATGATACATTTGATAAACAAGAAGTTAAAGATGTTATTGCTAGAGTATTTGAAATTGATAATAAAGATCAAGCATTAGCATTAATTGACGAGCATACAAAATTATGGATGAAAGTAGTTGGTACACGTGGAGCAGTTGGTAAAAAAACTATTAACAGTTCTGCACAATTTAACAATTTATTCAGTGAGAATTAAATGAGAAGTCTTGTAGTAGGAATGGGTATTGGTCAACTTTACAAAAAGGTACTTACAGAAATGGGTATTGAAGTTGTAACAGTTGATCCTAAGAGACCAGCACACTATAAAACTATTCATGAAGTTCCAATTGATATGTATGATACTATACATATCTGTACACCAAATGAAACCCACGAAGACATAGCAAGGTTCCTTGCTCCGTGGTGTCATTTGCTTTTTATAGAAAAGCCTGGACTTGCTACTTCCAAAGCATGGGCAGATTTGCATTACGACTTTCCAGAGTGTAGAATATCTATGGTTAAAAATAATCAATATAGACACAACATCGATGAACTTACTAACATGGCAAGAACAAGCAGAAATGTAGATATCAATTGGTGTAACAAAAACAGAGTACCTAACCCAGGCACATGGTTCACAACTAAAGAATTAGCATACGGTGGTGTAAGTAGAGATCTACTTCCTCATTTGTTAAGTTTGTATCAAGTGTTCAATTCCGATTACGACGAAACACCTCCATCAGATAAGATAGCAAAGACTAATTGGAAATTAAAAGAACTACTTGATACAGACTACGGCACAGTTGATCCTAATGGAATGTATGATGTTGACGACGAAGCAGGTATGACATACAAAGCAAAGTTTTGTAATTACAACCTACTCGCTAATTGGAAAACAGATTTATATGATGATGTTGGTTTAAACTTTGAGATATTAGGTAACGTAGAACGTGTAGAGTTAGGCTTATGTCCTGAAGATGCTTATAAAAGAATGATTGACACAGGGCTGAAAAACCTGCATAATGATACATATTGGGAAGATCAATTTAAAAAAGATATGTGGATACACGAACAAATGGAAGAACTATGTTAGTAAAACTATTACAAACAACAGGCAATGGAAAATTCGAAGAGATAGAATGGGAAAAGCCTAATATAGGTTTTGAAGAAATTGAAGTTAAGGCTTTGATGACAGGCGTTTGTCGTAGTGATATTGATATGATGAATGGCAACTTTGGTCCATTACCTTTGCATATGCAAGGACATGAAGGACTAGGACAAGTTACAAAGATTGGTAAAGGTATTACTGATATTAAAGTTGGCGACTTTGTTGCAACAAGAGGTGAACCTGCATATGCAGATTATTACAACTGTAGGAAAGATGAATATGTACAAGTACCTGACGCTGATCCTAAATACATTATAGAACCTGTGGCTTGTGGTGTTAACATTGTTACAAGTAATATGGAGAAATTAAATTGGAGTAGTAGCATTGCAAAAATCCAAGGTAAAAGACAACGTATATTAATTATTGGCAGTGGGTTTTTAGCAACAGTAGTATACACAAAATTAAAATTAATGCGTTTAGCAGATGATGTAGATGTATTAGGTTCGCACAATAGAAAGTTTTGGGAAGATAGACTTATAGATAAACCACGTGGACAATATGATATTGTAATCGATTTAAAAGATGATAGCACACTTGTATTTGATGGTGATATTATTAACGAAAATGCTTTGGTTATTTTGGCGGCAGAGAAAAAAGGAATTACTACAACCTTTGGAAACTTATTATGGAAAAATGCAAGTATGCAATTTCCTAGTCCTAGAAACCCAAACTTCCATAGTGCTATGTTAGATGCAGTTTCAATGATAAACACAGGAACATTAAACATAGATAACTTTTGGACAAAAGGTTACAGTAGAGATACTGAATGGCAACAAGCATTTGAAGATGGCAACAATAGACCTGAAGGATATAGCAGAGGGTATATTGTTTGGGAAAAGCATATGTTTAAAATATATGAAGATAAACGTGCAAAGAAAATTATAGAGGGATCTGCATGAAACAAATGATGAGAACATATTCCACACTAGATGGTAAAACTATTAAAACTGATAAAGCAAAGTTCTTTATGAATAAAGAAGTTGAAAAAACTCCTATGTATGGTAAACAAACTTTGTTTGTATGTGGTATACAAGATTTACAAAAGACTTTGGATCATGCAAAAAACAACAACTTATATCATATCTATTTAGGAACTGGTACAACATTTACTCCTAAAGAATTAAGTGATTGGGATAAGTGGGACAACTATATTAAAGGATTATTAGATGCTCATATGTGGGTAACGTTAGACTTTGATATGATGGAATATGGTGCTGATGTTTTAGATTCGGGCTGGACTGAAAGCAGAAGATTTATTCCAATGATGAGTTTAAAACTTGGTTATTGGAAACAATGGAATATGAACAGCCACAATGCAACAGTAAAATTTGACGATGTAGACTTTAACAAGACAAATCCAGGTGTATGGTGTATGCCATTAGATGATGCTATACAATCTCAATTCTTTTCGGATTGGGACAAGTACACAGGTGATACATTCATCGAATAAACCTTAGGAGGAAATACAATGACAACCGACGAATTAAGAAAACAACATAAAATTCTTAAAAAACAAGTTGATGAGGCAGAGAAACTTCGAAATGGAGACCGAGGGTGGACAAGTAAAGAAGATTTAATTGCTTTAAAGAAAGAAAAACTAAAAATAAAAGAAGCAATTAGTAAAAGTAAATCTTGACTTTAATAAGGTTTTTATGTATACTATTAACAATAACAACTGTAAAGGTCTATATGAATGGGACAATACTATAATAATATGTTAAGCGATATGAGAGCGGCGGCTATAAAAGACGCAACAGAAAAGCAATTAAACAATTCAAGCAAAATGATTTGGGTTACATTTAGAAAAGAAGGTATTCATAAATACCCGGCGGCTTTAGATGATCCTAAACTAGCAACGGGCGATGAATATGATGTAAGTTTCTTAGGTTATCCTCATAGACACATATTCCATTTTAAAGTATGGATTGAAATATTCCATGATGATAGAGATATTGAATTTATACAATTCAAACGTTGGTTGGAAAAGTTATACAGTGAGAAGACACTGGAACTTGATTATAAATCGTGTGAGATGATGTCAGATGATTTATTCAAAAAGATTAGTGAACGCTACCCCGAACGTTCAGTAAGAATAGAAGTAAGTGAAGATGGGGAAAACGGCTCAGACATTAGTTATGATTACAAAAGGATATAACGAAAATGAAAGCTCAAGTGGAGCAAATTTTTGATCAACTCGATCAGTACAAGCAGTTTTGCGTCGAGAATGGATACCCATTCAACGAAGCAGATTTGGGACGAAACAATAGCCCATACGGTCATATGCTTAAAAGCATTGCAAACAAGCGAAGACCATATAATCAATGGATTAGAGATGGGAAAGCAATGAGAAGAGGATTTAAAAAGTAGATGTATAGAGTGACAGCCTATTTTAAAAATCACAAAGTCACACAAAAATTTTATAATTTGTATGATGCAATAGATTTTAGAGATAGTGCAGATGCTAACTATCCCATACAAGTAAAATTTGAGAAAGTAAAAGACATGAGAGAATGGATCTATAATTGTTGGAATGTAATAATGGATCATAATAAGAATCCGTTAAGTGCAATTCCCGACTTACAAGTAAGACACATGGTTATGCAGATACTTGCATTTATGTGGTCAACTATATTTGCCATTATGATTTTAGATAGTATCTATGCATTTATGTACAGTGCTATTGGACACGTTATTTTTGTAGCAGGTGTAGTAGTTACCGTAGCAACATTTAAACAAGCAGAACGTAGTCCACACAGTTTTAATTGGATGAACGGTTACCATTCACATGGTAGAGGTCGTAACTATGTGATATGGAGAGATAAGCATGGCAATCCACACAAACAACCACTACCAGATAACGACCCTGGTGGAGAACACGAGTAAAAATGAAAACAATATACATAGTAGACTTGGAGCCTGTCGAAACAAGATATACGGCTCAATGGAAAAAACACTTACCTGAACAAATGTCTAGGTACTTAGGTACTGAAGAATATAATGTAAAAGTTATTAGTGGCGGAGATGTTCCACAAACTACTACTCCAGGTGCATTTTTAAACTTTGCTGGTACAAACAGTTACAAGAGTCAACAAATGTTAGAGATTGCTAATCTTGTAGCAAGTGGTGAAGTTAAAGATGGTGATTACTTTCTATATACAGATGCATGGAATCCTACTGTTATACAATTAAAGTATATGGCAGAACTATTAAACATCAATATTAAGATTGGTGGTATGTGGCACGCCGGTAGTTATGATCCAGCAGATTTCTTAGGTAGAATCATTGGTGCTAAACCTTGGGTACGTTATGCAGAAGCAAGTATGTTCGAATGTTATGATCATAATTACTTTGCTACACGTTTCCATGTAGATTTATTTGCACAAAGTTTCTTAAATGATACAAAAGATATTGATCAAAATTTAGAATCAGGTAAGATGCATATTGTAGGTTGGCCCATGGAGTATCTTAAAGATACATTGAAGCCATTCGAAGGTGCAAAGAAAGAAAACATTATATTGTTTCCGCATAGAGTAGCACCTGAGAAGAACCCAGAGATCTTTGCTAAATTAAAAGAACTGTTACCAGACTATGAGTTTATTGTATGTCAAGACAAGCAGTTAAGCAAAGACGAATACCATGAACTACTAGGTAAAGCAAAGATTGTGTTTAGTGCTAACTTGCAAGAAACATTAGGTATCAGTGCTTACGAAGGTTGTTTGGTAGATACATTACCATTAGTACCTAATAGATTAAGTTACTTTGAAATGTATCCAGATGAATTTAAATATGCAAGTGCTTTAACAGTAACACTAAAAGGATTTGAAAAGAGTCCTACAGAGGTAGTAGACAAAGTTAAAGATATGGTTGACAACTATGACAAGTATGTTGATACTAACAATATGCTAAAAGATAGATTAAAAGATTTCTTTGATGGTACAAAACTATACGAAACTATTAAGGAAAGCGTCGATGGAGTTTAAAGATATTCCATGGAAAGATGTTTTACTTGATGCAAAAGGTTTTGTAGTATTTAAAGATGGTTACCCAGTTACAGAAGGACATATTCTTTTTGTACCAAAAGTAGCAGATTGGCAACACATGGTTAAGTGTATGGAGTCTGCTTATAAATGGGGATACGATTGGGTAGACAGAGGTTACTGTGATAGTTTTAACATTGGACAAAATGTTGGAAAAGAAGCAGGGCAAACTGTCATGTATCCGCATATACATTTGATTCCACGTCGCAAAGGTGATATGGATGATCCAAGGGGTGGTGTTAGACACGTTATCCCAGATAAAGCAAAATATTAAGAAAGGAACTTATGTTGAAAGAAGTAATGATTAATGCGGCAAAGAAACACGCAGAAGCAGAAATTGATCTTCACAAGGCTAATATTGAAGTCTATATGCAACAGGTTGTAGGGATTGGTGAACACAGTGATATCATCGAAACCATCCAGAAAGAATTGGATAAAATGGCTACTGCACATGATAGACTTGAAATGTTAAACAAATATTTTGATTGACATTTGCCTAAATAAGACTGTAAAATATAAAAATAAACACGTCTCGCCGTGTATAACTAGGAGAAAAAAATGAGTATAAGTGAAGAAATTAAAAATCGTATCCAGGCTGATGGCTCTCGCTATTGGGCTGGAGACAATATTAGCAAGTATTTAGAAGAAGGTGATAAGCAAAAACTTATCGATGAACTTACACCTAAGTTTGAAGCAGTGCTAGACAGTTTGGTAATTGATAGAAACAATGATCCAAATAGTATGGACACTGGCAAACGTCTTGCTAAAATGTACATCAATGAACTAATGGCAGGGCGTTACGAAGAAATGCCTAATGCAACTGCATTTCCCAATCATATTGAAAATGGTTATAAAGGTATGCTGGTAGTACGAAGTGAACTTAAAAGTGTTTGTTCGCATCATCACCAACCAGTAAGTGGAGTGGCATATATTGGAATCATTGCGGCAGAACATTTAATTGGTTTGTCTAAGTATACTAGGATTGCACAATGGTGTGCAAGACGTGGTACATTACAAGAAGAACTTAATAATGTTATTGCTGATGAGATTCAAAAAGCAACTGGTAGTCCTAATGTAGGTGTATACATTCAAGCAACACATGGTTGTTGTGAGAATAGAGGAATTATGGCACATAGTTCTTTAACACAGACAACTGTATTACGTGGTGCTTTTAATGAAGACATGGGCACTAAAAAAGAGTTTATGGATAATATTAAACTACAACAGGAATTCGCTCCTAGATAGGATTTTGAATAATGTATAGACCACTACCAGACGGAATAACTATTAAATCATCTGATGTGCAAGGCTTAGGATTATTTGCAACAAAAGATTTTGAAGCAGATATGGTACTAGGTATTGTCCATGTAATGAATAAGAACTTTCCACATGGTAGTATTCGAACTGCCTTAGGTGCTTTTTATAATCACTCAGAAGATCCAAATTGTAAAAATGTAAAAGGCTTTTGGCACCAAATACCAGTATGTTACTTAATAACTACAAAGCCAATCAAAGCAGGTGATGAGTTAACTGCCAAATACACACTATATAAGGACTTTAATGATTAAAACAACAAAAACATCAAAAGATGATACAATGCACATTTATTCAGACGGATCTGTATTAATGGAAAAAGATCACCGTTGGTTACAAAATCATATGAAAAAGCAAAGACAAGTTAGAAAAACACTATCTAAGAAAAGAAAACCAATAAAGAAATAATGGAATTATTAGGATTATTATTTGTAGGAGTTCCTGTTAGTGTGATTGCTATGTATTTTATATTCAAATTTATTAACATAACAGATGAAGAGAATGACGATAGAACCAATAAAAGAAAAACTAGACGATAAAATTAAACAACTTAATTCTACAAGAGTCTTTAAGAAAGTAACACCTAAAGGAGATCTATCTTGGTATATTAAGTGGGCGGCTAGTTTCTTTATTCTTGTTGCCGTTGCGGCTAGAAGTGCCGGAACAGTACCAGCAATAGATTTATGGTTTAGTCTAGTTGGCACAATAGGATGGTTTTGGGTTGGTATGCTTTGGCATGATAGAGCCTTAACTATGTTAAATGCTACACTTACTACAATATTATTAATCGGTTTATTTACATATTACGGAGGTTAAATATCATCTATGCCAATACCAGAAAGAGTTTATGTTCCTAGTGAACAACCAGAATCCCCAAAAGGGATAGTACCAGCCAGCAAAGATCCAGGCAAGGGCCATTTTTATGTCAGTTTGGTCAAAAGTGTTTTAAGAATAGGCGCAGGAGGATCACTCCTCTATGGAAACCTGTTGTTGGCTGGTGCACTTTTTATTGTTGCCGAATTACTTGGCATCTTAGAAGAAATAGTATAGAGGATATATGTTGAAAGATTATCAAGGAAAGGTAGATAACTTCTTTAGGTGGATTAAAGGAACCGAACTAGTTGAACTACATGATATTGACGTAACAGAAGATCCTGTAAGACCAAATTTAGATTTAAATTTTAGAACTACTTATGGTCGAAAGATATATGGATTGAAATACGAAGATACTATTGAAGGTATCGTTTGTGTGGCGTTTACTAATGAAGTACCAGTTACTGAAAAGGAATTGGAACTAATGAGTAAGACTGCCGAATTAGAAAACAATCCTACAATAGCAATAGCCTACACAGTATGGTCTCGCAAGAGAGGTGCTGGTAGAGAAATTATATTCAAATTAAAAGAATATATAGAAAAAGATTTGTTACACATTAAACGTGTAGTAACATTGAGTCCATTGACACCAATGGCAACACATTTTCATATTAAAAATGGTGCTAAATTAATGACCATTAATTCAACAACACAAAATTTTGAATACAAATAATATGATTAACTATAACATAACATACACCACGGAGGAAACTTATGTTTAATTTTAAGAACGTAGATAAAACTATGCTTATGAAACTTGTAGCACTGCACGTTATTGTGATTACAGTATCAAATGCATTAGTGGCAATACCAGTAGAAATATTTGGTGTTAAATTAACCTGGGCGGCATTTACTTTCCCATTAGTTGTTATTGCAACAGACTTAACAGTTAGATTGTTAGGTAAAGAGATTGCAAGGTCAACTATCGCGGCGGCATATCCATTAGCAATTATTGGATCTATCGCAGTTGTATTGGCAGAAGGTGCACCTGGATCAGTTGCATTAAGAATTGGTTTTGCAAGTGCTACAGCATATGCAATTGGTACAATGCTTGACGTTTATGTATTCCAATACATTAGAGAAGCATTTAAAAACAATTGGTGGTTAGCACCAGCAGTATCAACTGTTGCGGCAAACATTATTGATACTTACACATTCTTTGCAGTTGCGTTTAATAACAGTGCTGATGAATATATGGCGGCAAACTGGATTGAAATTGCAGGTTCTCAAACTGTACTTAAAATCGCAGTAGGTTTGTTAGTATTCTTACCAGCATATGGTATTTTACTAAACCAACTACAAAAGAAGTACAAGTTAAAATAACTTAACAGTTATCGGTAACTTGAAATTAAAAGCGAGGCTTCGGTCTCGCTTTTTTTATGGGCCTAGGTTGACAATATGAATAATTCCTGTATAATATAACATTAGAACAACATAAAGGAACATATGCTAGAAAGTTTAAAAACAAGTTTTATGGTTAGATCTCGTCCTAATACTAGATTAAAGACTTTTAATATAGATTATGTTAGGGCAATTAGTAAAGAAGGTGCTATTAAAGACATTAATAATACAATATTAGCAAGAGGTCACACTATTATTGACGTTTTAGAGCCGGGAGAAGAAGCCTACGGGCTTTCAAAGAAGGATATTCAAGCACTTTTTAGGGCAAAATAATAAAAAAAGATTAAAGACCCTTGATTTATAAGGGTTTTTTTATGGGTAAAGTGGTTGACAGATTGACAAAAGGTGCTATTATAATAGTATAAGTTAAACAAAAGGAGATGTATAAAACAATGAAAATAGCAATACAAACAGTAGCAGTATTTTTAATCTTTATGGGCCTAATGGCTATTGCAGGATCAGGTGGTGATTGTGATGGTAAATGTGGTGCTGGTAATACTATTAGTGAAATGCTTATGATTATGTTTATTGGTATTTCAATGATGAGTACAGGTGGTTTTATTTTAATCAAAGGAGACAAATAATATGAACGTTCAAATGAAAAAAGACATCATGGGTATGTCATTAGCAGAACTTAATGCTTTAACAAATTTCGTTAATGAAGTTAAGGTTATTAATGCAAAATCAACACTGGAAGTTGGTATGAAAGTTAACATTGTACAAAAGACTAAGAAGACTCCAGGTACTATTACAAAAGTTAATCAAAAGAAATGTTTGGTTAAAATTGATGGTGCTATTGGTACAATTTACACAGTTCCAATGCAAATGTTAGAGGCGGCTTAATGAAGAAAACATTTAAATGTACAGTGTGTAGTACCAAGTTTACACACAATAAGTCAGAAACACTAGTTGGTAAACTAGGTATTATTCCTGTAAACCTTTGCAAGAAGCATTTCAAGGCAGTCATGAAGCACGACGAACTATTGCTAAATGACCACAGGAAGATGGCGTAATGCAGGATGTAACTAAAGCCACAATGGAAGATTTAAGGGGAGAGTTAAACGACCTTAAATTAGGCTTAGGTGGAATTGGCACAAAAGATATAATGTATATGCATGATATTGAAGATGAGATCGACTGGAGAATTGAGAACGGTTATGCTGATCTTACTCCAGAAGAGATTGAAGAAGAATTAGCAGAGAAGGAAGAAGTAAATGCTTAACCAAGTTGTTTCATTCTTTTGGAAGGTTGTGTTTACAACATTCATCGTTTGGTTTATATTTTTTATGATTGGTTTAGGAGTAAGTTAATGAATAAAAAGACAGCAGTTTTAGGAATGGTTAGTATGTTGGCTCTTACCGCTTGTGGCGGTGGAGGCGGAGGCGGGCCTGTGAAAATTACAACTCCAGTTCCAACTCCAGAACATCTTGGTACTATTGATTTTGGTTCATTAGCATCAAATAACGGAATACTTGCTAAAATCGTTAACGTTTCTAAAGATGGTGTAGCAAATGCTCAGGAAGTTGTTGGTATTTTTGAAGAAATTAATCAATTAGAAAAAGAAGTAGATACTACAGATTTTCATAAATTCCAAGTTACTATCGACGAAAGAACAATGACTTTAGATAAAGCATGGAATATGATACTAGGCTATAAAAAAGTTTATTACGATGGTAAAGAAGATTTTTGGCAAGGTATTGTAGAATCTAAAACTTTTGACGATGAAAAATCTAACTATATAGATTTAAAAGCCTTTGCACAAAATAATGATAAGATAGATTTTGAGAAAGTTGGTAACGGTGAAAAGTCAATCGATGATGTTAAAAAAGATATTGTTCCGATTGTAGAAGAACCAATTGTAGAAGAACCTGTTGAGGAAGAACCAATAGTTGAAG